TTATCTCCGCTGATTTTCAAAGTTTCATTTTATCAAATGAGTTTAGTAAATAATAGTTATTTGTTCTAGCTTGGAATTAATTAAGCTGTTCTATGGTTAAATTCTGTATCTGCAACCTGTGTTCTGGTTTCAGATATTCTTAACAAAATATCCCTCACTTGAACTGTGGGATCTTCTTTAAACTTGGGGCTGTTAAGATAGCGAACAAGATCTTTTAAACCTTCTTGATAATCTTCAAGCATTGCGGCTTGCTGCTTTACTTTTTCATGTAACCGCATTTTATATTCTCCCAATTAAATCGACATAAGCAATTTGCTTCATTTTTATATTTTTAGCGCCAAATTCCTGAGCGAAAAAATGGGTATCACCTCCACCCCTGCGAGACTCTTGAACAAAAATATATTTAACACCATTTAATGTGAATGTTTCGCCATAGTTAAAAGTTTTCATAATTGTCTCGCTTAAGATTAGGTTTATTTAGCTAGTAGCTACTTATCATTTTTTCATTTGATAAGTAGCAAAGAATAAAAAAGGTTTATTGAAGCCCTACTAATTTTTCAAATGAAGTTCGGAAGCTTTTCTCTGCTTTAAGAAAGTCTTGGAAGAATTTTGAGCCTTTAATTTTTTGAGCCATTATTTTTATCTCGCTTAAGATATTTAGTTAAGAGCCATTCCCTTAACTTGTGCCTATATTATCATTTGATAAAATGAAGTCAACCTTTTTTTATTGTAATTCTTTTATTTATATAATCCCTTATTGATAACTTACATACCCAACCAAGTCGGCTTAGATTATAAGTATCAAGCCTTGCGCTGACCCTATTACCTATTTTTTCTGGCATAAGGTCAGGACTCAAGCCAATAAGATTCGCCAGCTTAATAATGGATAATCTTTCATCTGATCCAATACAGAAATTATCGCCCTGCCCTTTTTCCGCAACTAAAATTAATCCTTCAACAATATCAAGCACATGCGTAAAATTTCGCTCTTGTAAACCTGGCAATGTCACCGGAACAGACGTTGCCCCATCATCGAAAAGTGTTAAAAACTTCTCAACAACTGTCGCATATTTACCCCGACCTATCTCGTTTGGGCCGTAGACATTATAAAAATATGTGATTGCGTAATTAATCCCTGCCCACTTTGAATACTGCCCTACTATCTCAGTGCATTTTGTTTTAATAAACGCATATGGTGATTCAATATCACCATTACAGTATTTGGCAAACTTAGTGCTAGATCCCGCATAGATTAATTTAGCTGAACAGTTTTTAGTGAATTTCAATACTTGATATAGATTACTTAAATTCTTTTCAAAAACTAAATCTATATCGGTAAAACTCGACTCGACCCTTGCGTATTCTCCTAGATGAAATATCGTATCAAACTTTGGTGAAAGCAGACCTATATCGCAGCAATCATAATTAATATATTCAACACCATCTATATGATTTGCTACCAACCCTGTCGAGTAATTATCAAGTGATGTGACCTTGTAATTATTCTCAACAAGTATTTTGCATAAGTTGCTACCAATAAACCCTGCGCCACCAGTTACCAAGACATTCAACATTTAGACACCTTTTTAAACTTTTCATCTAGTATTACTGGCGCGGCATATTTCCAAGATGTTTTATGGTGCAAGCGTCTATTTACAGACCCCATTTCAACGACTGTCGTACATGATGGTTCATACATTACGGTATAGAATGATTTAACGTATGTTCCCATTTCCAGATACATTTCCGTTAACCCACCTTCGTTTGATTGTGTTGGTCTTTGCCAGAGCCTAAAAGGTAAAAAAGTACAAAAGAGATTGCCTGTTTTGCTAAGTGATATAAACGTATTAACATCATCGTTCATCATGCCGACAAATTTAAAAGGTCTTGCTGTAGAAATAAAAAAACTGTTCATGGCTTTTCTTAAGAATTTACCCTCTACGGCTTTTCTGACTCCATTACCTTTTTTGCCACCAATAAAATCGCCTCCCTGACTAAAAGCAACTGAGCTTGCGCCCGAATCTTCAAGAAATTTTAAGGTGTGTTTAAAAATATCGTCTAACTTTTTAGTGCGGGTATTTTTTGTGACGTAATTACCTTTCCCATCGGTCACATATCCAAAATCGCTGTAATCATCATCTAACTGTAAAAAGTATTTAAGCCCCATTTCTTTGGCAATAATAAAGTTTATATTTCTAGCAAAGACAACAGAATTTGTTTTGCCAAAGTTATTACCTGAATCCGTCATTTTTACAGCATCTTGTTTATTAAAAATGATCACTTCGTCTTTATATTTTTTCAAGTAATTATCTTTTTCTGGATCTTCATCATCAACAAGTAAATATACGGCCCCCGTATACCCTCCACGCTTTAAAGTCTTATATGTATAAACCTTTTCAGACCTTCTATTGGTTAATATAAAAACAGCGAAACCATCATTCATCAGCTTCGCCATTTTCACGCTGGTATAGCTCTGTGACCGCATCATTTAATCGAACATAACCATCTGCAATAGCTCTATCGAAATCAATTATAACAAGTGCGCTACTCTCCATTAGTTCTTGAATATCCGCATTTGATTGAGCATAAAATTCTGCAATCTGTTCATAATTAAATTTAGTATGTCGGTATGCGGCAGCGATCAAGAAATCCCTTACACCATCTGGCAAGTCTGAACCTTTTATTTCACTAAGTAGCTGATCTGTTTTTTCTGTATTATAGACTTTTATAATATCTGGCTTTTCGCCTGTAGGTTCATATAACGGGGCATCTATTTTTTTGGTATACGAACTATCATCGTCACCACGTTCAAATAAATCATTTAAAAATTTATCATCGAAACCCAGTTCACCAATGTCCTCGCCAGCTTCTTGTATAAATTCTAACTCTGATTTTAAAATACCAAGATCCCAACCAGCATTAAGAGCAAATTGATTATCCGCTATAACTAATTTGGCCTTTTTAGCCTTAGTGAGCCCTTTTATTTCTATAGCGGGTAATTCTTCAAAACCTAGATCTAATGCTGCCAGAACTCGACCATGCCCCGCAATTATCGAACCGTCTGGCTCAATAAGAACAGGGTTCGTAAATCCAAACTCTTTTATACTTCCCCTGATTTGTGCTATCTGCCATTGTTCATGCGTTCTTGCATTAGTCACATACGGGATCAAAGAATTAATATCTACAATTTTATAGGTATGGAATTCTGGATTTTTCATTAACGTTCCATTATTGTTATCAGCGTATCTCTACCGCCAAGCAATTCATGTAACTTATTAACGGTTTTTCTACTATTCAAAATAGCGAATTCTCCACTTAAAATGCCGTCCATTGAACCCAAAGCAATACACCCATGCAATTCACTAGCCCTGTTCGCTGGATGGATTAGAATGTGCGTTCTAGCTCCATAATTTAAACCCACAACACCAGAGATACGAGATTGTAAATAATAGCATCTGCCAAACTTCGGGCTTTTGTGGCTTTTCAAAACATATTCACCATATGGGATGCAAGAGATATGCGCCTTATTGCCGAGCCACGGACGCTCAAGAGTAAAACAAAAGAATTCTGGATCTTTCCCCACATGACAAATAAATAACTTACCGACTGTGTGTGTTTTCAAACATACTGATTGTAAAACTAAACTGAAATCATTCATTTTTTGATCCCCGATAATATTGCAGATACAAAATAAAACGCGATGATATAGTTGAAAGGTTCTGTTACCGTTTCTTTCATAAACTCTTTTATTGCCATTGCTGCGGCAAACTGGTTCAAACCAATCATAAGCAACCAACAAACAACTAAAAGCGCCCATATACCAGCAACAACAAAAGCGATCATTCTTCTAGCGGGGGATTGCTGTTGTGTAACTTTCAAAACTTCAATAAATTTATCTATTCGCTCTTTGCCGTTTAAATCGTCTAACCCCCCAACCTTTCGAATTGCGTCATTTGCTGTATTGGCAAAACCTGACGATCCAAAAAAAGATCCTAACGATGTTAGTAAACCCATATTAAATACTCAATTGATAACCCATTATTAGTTTAGTTCAATTTATTACAGGCATAAAAAAAGCCCTTAAAAAGGGCTGGTGGAGTTAGTAAAAATTTGACCTGTTATTTTTTGTTTTCATCTATTTTTCCAGCAACGATTAATGCGGCATGTTTTAAGCCTAAGTTATAAGCCCGACCAGCTACGATTGCCGCCAATGCCCTTTCTGGCCCCTTAGAATATACCTCGTATATTTCCTCTAATGTTTCGGGCGCATTAAACATCTGCTGAACATGATTCCTTATTTCATCAGGCATTTTGTTTAATGTCTTTTGAAGCTCTAAAGCTTGATCACAATTACATGGCTCGTTATTTTTCATTTCCTAATGCTCCCAATCGGTTTTGATACACTGACTTAAAAGCTGCTTAATAATATATTTCTTAAAATCAAATAATGACTCTGTATCTTTTTGGTTTAACGTTAAATACATTTTCATTATACCCTGCTTATCTCCTGTGCTTGAATTTCTACGATCAGAAAAATAGTTATGAAGATCTGATAACCATTCTAGTTTAGCGTTTTCTTTTTCAAGATATAAACCTAAGCTTTTAAAACTATCTTGCTGCTCAATTATATTGATTTGAAAATCTTCATCTTGAACCCTATCCATTAAGTTTTGGCAATGGCTTCCTACCGCTTTGCTGATAGATGCAATGTTATCGTTTAATATATCTATTATATGCACTGTAACTCTCCAATTATTCACAACTAAAACCTAAGTTTTTCATCTGATCTTTTGTATAAAGTGTTATAGGGTATTCAACATGCTTTAGATCTTCAATTCTAAAGTTTCCATTTACCCTGTCGATTTTAAAAAACTTCTTACTGACTTCTGTTACCTCCACCGATTCCCAACAAGAGTTGAATGGATCTTCTTCACTATAATAATTAAAACTTCCAAATAATTTATCGCCAACTTTAAGCATAATTTTTACCTCGCTTATCTTTAATACTTGTCATATGACAGGGGGCTTGTCATATGACAGAACCCTTATCATATATGATGAACCTTTTACTTATAAATCTTGCATATCTGCAACATACAGTTTAGGAAAGTTTGTATTATTTTTAGTGATCGGTATATCTGAATGTATAGCCACTGTCGTTTGAAGAAATACTCTATCATCGGGGTGGAATCCTGACGGACTGAATAACCTTTCGCTGGTGGCTATATATCTTGTTTCCACTTTCATCAATCGGCTTTTCATTGTTTTCATGTACCAGCCAAGTGTTTCAGTATCGCTTGATAATTTACTTACTTCTGCAAGGGTGCTGAATTTTTCCCTGATTTTATCAGCTTCTTCGGAATCCTTATCTACACCCTTAAACACTTCTAAAATATCATAACTATTAAATTCTTTTTTAGCCTGTTCTGATTCTTCAATGGTATATGGTGAATTCTCAATTTCAATTTCAAGGGCAATAATTTTTATTATTAAATCTGCTCTATCGACACCATCATTTGGAATTTCAAGTTCTGGATCTTCATCTGGTGTGATCCCCTCCATTAATTCTAAAGCAAGATTTAAATTTTTAAGCATTGTTACTCTGCGGCTAGATTCTTTAGTATCTACCAAGGCATTATGTATTTTAGAATTTAAAGGCTGGTCGATTCTATCAAGCTTAACAAGTACCTTTCCAGCATCTTGCCATGTGAACAAAGCTTTTAAAGCTAGGCTTTGAATATCTTTAATTTTTAGTGTTTTATCAGATACGCTTAAGATTACAGATTTTACTTTTAAGATTGCTTGGTTTAAATCAGTCATTTTTTATCTCGCTTAAGATTATTTGGGTAACTTGTTTCGATGTAGCTATATTATCACTTTATCATTTGAAGTAAAGCTTTTTTTATTACTTTTTATTGTACCTGTAATATCCAGCGGTTTTTATTAGCTGTGAAATCTTGCCAAAATAATTCTACTGTTTCTGTTTCATCTAAATATGTTTCTTCACAAATCAAACCAAATTTTTCGGTAATTTCTTTTATTACTATTGTTGATTTATATTCTGGATCTTCTTCCCAAGCATCAACAAATACCGCACCAACAACCAAGACATTTTTAAATAATTCTATTTTTTCTATTCTTCTATCTTCAATTCTTATTGCTTTTGCTTCATCAAAAACTTTCCTTAATAACCCTGTTGCTATTTCAAGATTATCCTTCGCCTCTGAAAAGCGCCATGAGTGACTTACGGCAGCAAGGTGAACCAAAGCTATAGTTAATTCTGGTTCAAAAGAAATATACCTTTCATGCTTCATTACTTCTTTAAGCTCACCAATCAATAAACTAACGTTATGCCTTATCGTAGTTAAAGTTGTTAATCTTTCTGATACTTGTTGTAGGCAACGTGTTGAACCATTTAATACATCTACCAGTGAATAATTTTTCATCTTTATCTCGCTTAAGTTTGGTTAATTCGTTTCAGTGGTGCTACTTTATCATTTGATAATATGAAGTCAACCTTTTTTTGTTATTTAATTTAAATTTACATTTCCACAATATGTTGTGTCGATAGTGGCAATATGAAAAAAGCCCCTGCAATGAAGGGCTGATACTTCCACTAATAAAACTATTTAATCGTCCGAAAAATTTTCTTCTAAATGCTTCTGGTAACAGGTTTCACAAAGCTGATTAATTACGGTTGTTTCACAGCAATCAATTGGACCATGTAATTGCCCGACAAAAGTATGATCACTTGGTTCAAATTCGCACTCGCATATATCACATTCATATTCCATTTTAGACCTAGATAATTTGTGGTTATTTTAATAATTTAAGGTAGCTTAGAATTTCGTTTTTTGCATCTTCCCAACTAAAACAGCATACGCATTTGATACCCGCTAACTCCTGATATTTAAACCAGCGCTCCTGCTCCGGTGACATTTTAGCTTTGGTCTTGCCCTTAACGTGCGGTCGCTTCATTTCGATATATAAGCCACCATAGCCACCAGCGGGAAAACTGAACTTTAAATCACTAACGCCTTTATGCAATCCTTCGGCTACGGCTATCATTGCGCTTTTCTTTGCCAACTTACCGCCATTAGGTATCGAGTGAATATAATCGTACACAGTAGCATTGGGGATCACTCTTGGGTGCTTTGGCATCTTAGCAACCTTGCACCAGCCTATTAACGCTATTTGATGCTTAGATTCTATAAATTTATGCTTGGTCATAGAACCCCCTAAATATTTTATTACGCAATTTGAAAAGTATGGCAAGCTCCCGTTTTAATGTGATCCTTGTAAACGGATTAATAGCTTTATTTTTTGCATTAGATTTTTTCAATATATCCCTATTGAGATCATCCACCAGCAATTGTTTATTTAAACTCATGGCAAAACCACAAATCCGAGGCTGCTTAATTTTTTATAGGTATCAGGTTTTTTAAAGCCCTTATGTAGAATTCGTTCTTGAATATCGCACCAGACGCTATTGGTCATTTGAGATTTTTTAGTAACCAAACCATCGATTATCTTGTTCAAAGCTTCTTTAGTATCATCGATTTTATTAGATTCTAGCTCTTGTGCGCTATTCTGGCGCGTTTTATTACTCTCATGCTCTAAACCCTTCACTAGCCACCTTTCCCACGCTGAGATCCAACTTGAGAGCGTTTTAGTTCTTCCGTTCAAGGTGTAATGATTTATAAAACTATCCCATTCGGTTTGAACCCCTATCGTTTGGCATCCAATTTTTACGGGAGCCTGTTCAAAACCGTCTTTAAAATTTAAGAATTCAGCAGTAGTCGCTTTTTGTTTTTTCTTTGGCCTTAGTGCTGGTGGTAATTTCTGATTTGCCAGATCACTACTTCTTTCTTGATCCTTACTTAAAGATTGATCCTTACTTATATCCCCCCATGTTTCTGACCCCTCGGTTTTCTGACCCCTCGGTTTTATGGGGGGTCGGTTAATATCAGTTTTACCGACCCCCTCATTTTCTATAGGGTCGGTAATATTCCTCATAAAATCAATGGCTTTATTAAGTGCTTCGGTTACTGATTTGGGTAAATTGCTGATAGTCCAACTCTTGCCACCTAGCTTTCCGCTGGTTTGCCTTGGTCTTGCTTCAATCCAAGCAAGCTCGAACGTTTCTAATGCCCTCATTGCTTTTGTGAACCTTGCGGGGCTTAAATGGTATTTATCACAGGCATGTTGTTTATTGATTACATAATCTTTAGACATACCAGTAAAAAGCCACCACAACCCGACTGCTTCAAGACCGTATTTTTCAGCTATTAATCTGCCAAGTTCTGTTGGTAATGATGTGTAATGAAAACCAGCGTTTGTTATTTCCGTAGGCGAATGTGATTCTATGGACATTTTAATAACCCCTTAATTAAATAATGGAATTACTATTGCGGATATAAATAAACGATTGACAGGATCATCAAGTAATGGAATAATTTAACTGCTTTGATACTTCGTTCCATTATTGTTTTTCGTGCCAGCGTTTTTGCAATAATAATAGTTTTACAAATAAACCCGTCTCCAAACGGGTTTTTTTGTGTCTGGAATTAAATATCAATCACGTTTAAAGATCAATATCTAATTTAAAAAACTCCGTCTTATATTATCATTTTATCAAACGATAATAAACTATTACTTCCGTTTCTTACTTCCTTGCTGCTTTTTCTTTTTATTTCTCAAAGTATTAGCAACTGTCACTTTAGAATGGCTTTTATGTTCATCAGTTATTAAGCTATGGTGCGCTCCATCAAGATCAAATCTATACTCGCCATTTGCTACACAGGCATGATACTCGAATCGGTTAGTCCAGAAATATATTGCCCTTCGGGTGTCCATTGCGCTAAACCCATAGCAAATAGTGATGCGGATCAAATCTTTTAATATGCCTATCTTAAGCGGTAATGGTTCATCAAGATTAAAAACAAGGGGATAATGCCGACCTAAAAACTCTATCATTAATTCTTGCTGCTTACGCCTCATTTTCTTTGCTTTAGATGGTGTTCTAGTGCTTATTTCTAATTGCTGTTTCGCTGCTCGGCTTTTCTTCAAAGCCGCTTTATTGATACTTAGTGTAGGTCTTGTCATAGTCAAACCCTTTTATTTATCGCTCATTAATATTAGACCAATTATCTAAAACCATAAAAAAAGCCAGCTATTAAACTGGCTTTTTTAGAACTCAAACACAAATTAATTTGTAATTGTTATTGTAGCTGAGTTTCCGATTGCTGCCGCTGTATTAGTCAACGAGCCAGTTAAACCAGCTAGACCAACACTAGCAAATGCGGTATTGCTCAAAGTCGCATTTAACTGCGCTGAGTTAACCACACTCGCAGAGTCACTACACGCACCGCACTCGTCAATATCAACCGTTAAGTTATTACCAATACTTGCCGCTGTATTTTCAATAACACCATCAACACCAGCCCAACGAACATGAGCATCGGCAGACTGAAAACCAACTGCGTTTGCTTGAAGTGAACCAACTGCTGCGGTGGCATCAATAGTAATAGCGCCAGTATTGCCAATAGATGCGCCTGTGTTTAATAGATCATCACCAACAGCAACCGCACCAACCAGCGCAACGGAATCTAAAACACCACTTGCGTTTGCTTGACCAAGATTAACATTTGCCGCACTAGCACCAAACGCACCCAAAAATAAACCCAATAAAATTAATTTTTTCATTCTTCAATCACTCTTTTTAAATTTGCTGACGCATATAAAAATTTACAGCGATCAGGCACATTCGACCAATCATATAAAAAACCAGTAAATTCTATAGCTGATTTTTCAAGCATGGCGCGTAATGCGATCCCTGCGGCTTCACTTTCTTTTATTCCCGAACTTAAATCGAGGAATTCATTATCAAGCCAATCAAAACTAAACAGGTTGGCTTTTACTTCACGACCAACAAGCTGTTTATGTAATGAGACTGACTTTAAAATTTCTGTGCTTCTAGTATTCACCAAGAACAAATCTATCGTTGCCGATGCCACAAAATAACGACCTCTTAAACCTATTCCAGCCACAATAGCCTCTGAGCCACCACTAGCGATATTGTAATCAAATGATGTAACCGAGCCGTAAATATAATAATCACTCCCCGTTACCTCGCCAGCACTTAATGATCTCAACCTTTGAGCATCGTTCTGGTCATATTCTTTTATAAGCTTCTTACTTGTTAAATGCCGTTCTAAATCACTTATGGCTGTATCAGTTCTATTAATCAGCCTAAAGCCATTAGATAACATTATCGCGCTTGTAAGCATGTTCTGAGCGCCATTACTAACAGGTGAGCCAATACTAGAATTAATATTCATCTTGCCTGTTAAGTCTGCGATCTTTCCAACGCTAATCGAATACCTAAATTTATTTAAATAATTCGCACCAGAAACACCAGTTTCAGCGTCCGATCCTAAGCACTGTAAAACCTCCGTGAAAGGTGTATCAACTAATGCTGGTGGCTGAGAATATTTACTAACATAGGTTTTCTTGTATGCTGCGTCACTATTAACACCATCAAGCATATCTGACGTTATAGTATTACAGCCCGTTGCTAAAATAAGGGTGGAAACGAGGGCATGAATTAAGTGTCTGCTTTGCATCGTTAGCCCCCGTTCCCAAATGAAATTGAATCACCAATTTTGCCAACGAAAGGATCTAAAGTTTGACCTATCGAAGTATTAGAACCCTGATTATTGTCTTGGTTACCATTAACAGAATTATTATCGCCAGAAACATCAACAGAACTTAAATTGCCGATTGAAGTAGAATTATTAAAGATTTGATGATCAGCGTTATATTGATCCCCAAACTGACCAATATCGCCATTAAAATTAACTGTAGAATTATATCCACCACCTTGGGAAATTTCTTTTTGCTGTGCTTGAAGGATAAACAGGTAACGTGCATCGGTAGATGTGAATTGATAAGATCTATTTTCTAACCAACCATTAGAAATAGCTTGCGGTACATATGCCATTACAATAAGTAATAGCAAGTAAATAATATATTTCATGTGCTAACCCATAGCACAAAGCAGACAAACCTAATTTTCGTATAGTTTCTCCTATTGTCAAATTTTTGACATAAAAAAGCCCACTTTAAAATGGGCTTTGGATAACATTAAGAATTATTTATATTATTCGTTCAATAAGTCAGCTTTTAAAACTTGATATTCTGACTCTAATTTTTCAGCAAGATCTTTATATCCAGTTTGTTTTAACTTAGACCAACTCGGACCAAAGATTTTCTGTAAATCAGGGTAACTATAACAATTTCGCATTTCACAAATCGACTCGTTTAAATATTCATTCGCTTCATTTTGTGTGAATGTAGTTCCATCTTGATCAACTGTGATCACCGGATCAGGTTTTGGCTGTTTCTTCGGTTTAGGTTTCTTTCCAGATGCCAAATCATTCAATGAAGATTTTCTTTGATCTTGAGTTTGTTCGGTACCACGATTTGTTATGTCTCGTTCTTCCTTGTCCTGTTGTTCCTCGGCTATATCCAAGCCACCTAATACATCGGGAAATACATCACGCAAAGCAAAGCCCCTCGCTCGCATTTGAAGCATACGTTTCGGATAACTAGCCCAAACATTACGACCCCATAGTTTTGCTGTCTCTGCGTCTATCTGGTCGAATATTCTTGTTTGTGGTTCTTCACCTCTACGCTTCACGGTACAGGTCGCAACTAAAATATCCCGATCCCCTATTTTTCTATAATCAATCGTTTCAACTATTGATTCGCATAAGGGGGATTTTCTAACAATAGCAATGGCAGCATCCCCCCAAATTGTGGGAGTTCCATTTATAACGGCTATATTTTTTAGTGCCTGTAAAGGCTTTAAACCAACTTCTAAGCCCATTTGAACAGCAACTAAAATATCCTGAGGTTTATTCTGAAACTGCTTAGGAATTATGGCTGAACCAGCAAGCATGTGAGCCTGATCCATTGCTTCTTGTAAAGTCGTTGGTGTTAAATCAAAAGTTGTCTTTGTAGTTAATTCTGTATTCATCTTATAACCCTTTTTTTAGTTAATCTATTCGCTTAATCATGGTGATTATATCATTATCAATTGATAATATGAAACACTTATTTATATTTATATGAAAACCAATTAGGTGCTTTTAATGTTCCGATTCCATCATTATATGAATTCCAAACGCCTGTATCTAAGCACTTTTTATATAGGGTTAAAGCATCCCTATAAATTATATTGCCAATATCAAAAAAATCATCGTCCATCGTATAGACCTCAACAAATGGACAGTCCTTGCTTTTTTCTACAGCTACAAAAGCAAAGTTTGTGGCTCTGAAACCGTCCATATACATTGCCTGTTGTAAGTTATAAAGCAAGTTCGCACATTGTCTAGCAAAGGCATCGGGGCTGTTATCTGCGGTACTTTTCACATCGAGTAAAATATCACCCTGTTTGTAATCGGCTCTGGCTTTACACAAAAGTCCTGTTTCTTCGTCACGCCAAAAAGTAGAAACTTCTGGATCTCCACCCTTCAAAAGATTGTTAGCTTGTGGGTGCGCTCGTACTGCGTTTCTATATCCATCAACCTCGTTATACTGTTCCCTTGTTAAACACTCTTTACCCTTTGCCTGCTTATCAAAATCAGACCAAAAATTAATTGTTTCTTTTGCTTCTAATCCTTTTTCAATAGCCTTTGTTGAAGATGCTGTTGGTCTTTTTTTACCTTCTTCTGGTATACGGATGCTTGCCGTATATCTATTCCACCAGCTAATATTGTCTTTTATTTCTTCTGCTTTATTTAAACGGTTTTGCTCTGCCTTTTTTGGCTCCCGATCTTCTGCTTCTAATTGCTTTTTAAGATCCTCGGCTTCGCTAACTATTTTTACTTGTGCGGGAGTTACTTTTTTATGCCCTGCTAACTCCCCTGCCAATTCAACATTATCGTTATGGTGATCTAACTCAAACCAATAAAGCTCGTTTGCTTTTGCTTCATTAGCCTTTTCGACATAGCCATTTAAATCATTAAAGCCTTTTTCTGTGGGGCGCTTTTTATTTTCTGGTAAAACGATATATTCTTTACCGAAAGATCTAGTTTCTAAAATAAGCTTATGAGTCGCGCCACCAATTAAAAAAGCCTCGGTAACCTTGCGGGGGATCTGTTGTTTGAAATACTTAGCATAAACATACGCTGGATGAACTTTCATTAGATCTTTTAATCGGCTGCTCGATACTGCCTTAACCTTATGATATTCTTCGTTACTTAGCTGTGTTGCAGGTAAAGTGAAACGCTCACCAGTTTTTAAACTTCTTAATTTTCTGTCTATGGTAGTTGCTTTCATAACTAACCCCTTGTATTATTCGGTTTAGATAAAAATCTTTATCTTCAAACATCCTCAAAAAATGTTTAGCCCTTTAGATTTTTTATCTTCGCTTAAGAAAAGCCCACCCGCAAAGTGGGCTTTTTATTGCCTTTATTTTATCAAAGATTCAATTGATAAGATAGTTTTACTGTCCGTATATACAGTGTTTTTTAAGTTAAAAGCGAATATATACCAAACTAATTAAAGTGAAATGCCCTATATGTCCTCGTATGTGCAATCGCAACAAATACCATCTGAATTAACATCACCATTATCATAGTATTCAAGGCATTTTTTACACTTAACTTCGGTCGAGCAATTCAAGCAACAACCGCTGTTGTCTATATCTTCTTCGTCAAAAAAATAACCACAATCGTCACACTCAATTTTCGGCTCTGTAAAAAATGGACTTCTAAAATCATTATCATAAGATCTAATATCGTCAGGATAATTTGAAAGGTTAAGATCTAACATTAGGTTTCTCCAAAGCCCCTTGCGGGGCGTTAATTAATTAGGCTGCTAAGGACTTACGCATCTTAGTTTTAACTGCTTGGCTCCCATGTGTTTCGCGTATCTTATCCATGTTCCAAGTCTTGCCACCTTTGCGGCTTGCTTTCAAAGCATCTGGACGGTAATACCATAATGATTTCTTCTTAGCCCACTTAAACCCTGCTGCCTTAATAGCTTCTTTATGTTCTTTAGAGTTTCCACCAACCCAAACCCAAGAACCGCAAACCTCAATATCTAAACCCTCACAAGCGATAATCGCATTTAAAGCATCATTCAAAATATCGGCATAACCATTATTTAAATCTTCTGACTTAGTTGCTTCGTCCAAGTCCTTAACAGCCTCCCATGCTTCATTAATGGCTTGCATCATTTCTGAACCAGCAGGGTTTTTGTCAGGGTGAAACTTTAAGCTAACTGCCTTATACGCTTTTTTTAATTCTTTCTTTGTGTAAGTACCAGTTTCTAAGTTTAGTAATGATAATGCTGTTTGAATATCCATTTTAAAGCCCTTAATAATCTGTTTGGTTTATGTTGTTCGCTTAACTTGGGCTTATTATCACTTTATCATTTGATAATGTAAAGAACTAAATGATAAATAAATGAATTTAATTTTTTAAACAGGATATATACACTGGTTTTGAGGTTGAAATGGCTTATATACAGTGGGGTGGTTTAGATGGTGAATAGCGCACCTAAAGTAAATAGATTAACTAAAATTAAAATACTAGCGGTTGTTTCTAGATCTAATTCATTAAAGGTGTAAGCGTTATACAATTTTAATAAAGCAAAAACTAAAACGTTAACCAATATAAAGACCAATAGCGTCATTAATAAAAACATTTTATTCGCTCCAATTAAAAACCCCACTTATTAACCTGATAAATTAATAAGTGGGATTGTACTCAACTTTAGGAATACCAAGACACTTTCATAGTAGTTGATAAATATCATTTATTCATTATTCTTGGCATTTAATTTTTGTTTAATATTTGAAATTGAATCTTTCGCCCTGCTGGTGGTTTCCTGCTTAGTTTTATATTGATCTAAAATTTCAATGTCATAAGTTATGATCCTAGAAAATCTGCCAGATTTGTTTTCGGTTGTTCTTAACATTCCCGACTCTGTAAAAAATACGCACCCGACCTTCAAAAACTTACTAGCCAGCTTCGCAGCACCTCCATAAATAACAACCCTGTGAAATTCTTTCCTGTCCATGATCCCTGTGGGCGTTTGTATCGAATAGTTTTCTAAAACATTAACCACCACATTAAACTTACCACCAGAACTCGACTCGCTTATTTCCATAGCGGTTATTTCGCCAAAAATTGTCACTCTCGATAATCCACGCATAAAAAAACCCAAATAATTAAAAGTCATTTGAGTTTAGTATCTATTTCTATTTATGTGATCGGGAACAATTACCAACGTGCGTTGTAAACCCTTAATAAATCTTCAAGTGTTTTATCTTTACAATATCGCCTGATACTTTTAAAAGCACCGTGATAATAATATTCATAAGCTTTTTCTTGATAGCCTTTAGGTAATAAGTGTTCGTGATGTGGCAAAGCGCAATCTAACAAGTAACAAACCAAATCTGTTACGCCCATTCCGACTATACGCTGATCTAATACAAACTTAATATCTACAGCATGATTTAGAATTAAATCCTTTATGGGCTTGTTACGGTGCATTATCGCATCGGGGTTTAAATCTGTATTACAACTATCGTGACCATGTATAAAATTCATCTTTTAAAATCCTATCTTCGCATTTTCTAATTTTAAGGTTATCTTTCTTGACGTTGCCAAGTTGATCCGCAAATCAATAACCTGTCTCTCGTCTCTTGTTGCTTTAATACATTGAATTAACCGCTGTCTTTCTGCTGCTAAACCTTCTAGCAGTATCTTGATTTCGTCAACGGTAAATTCAATTTTCATTATTAAAACTCAGCTTTCATACATCTTAATTCTTCTTGATAATCTTCATAACGAGATCCAAAATCCTCGTCAATTTTGCCACAATCAATAAGGTTGTAAATTTGATCTTCTTTGGCAAAATAAAGACAATCCCAATCACCATTTTTTAAATCATCAATGATATTCTGGTTAGTTATTTTCTGACCATTTTCAATTGCTTTTTCTGAAATACTCATTTTAATCTCACTTAATATTTTAATTCGTTGCTTCGTTCTGATGGTGTCATATTATCACTTTATCATTTGAAGTAAAGCTTTTTTTATTACTTTTACGAATTAAATATTTAATGGCTATTTGGAAATATGATTTTTTTGGCTTCTCGGTATTCGACCATATGTTCATATACGGGCAAACCTAGCCTTTTACGGCTTAAGATACTACGAACTAACGCTCTATACCCTGTGATAATTTGCCATTGCTTCGGCATTTCATCACCAGACATTTGGCAAGCTATGATCCAAACAAGATTTGTTTTTGAAAATTTTTGCATGAATAAAGTTTAGTAGAATTAAAAAACTCTGCTTTACTCTATATTATCAACTGGAAGGGAATATGTTATGAGCAAAAATAGAAATAATGAAAAAATCAAAAAAGGCACTTTTAAACTAAGCCCTAAGATCTATTTTCGTGTGATTGAATTATCAAAACAAGAAAACAGATCTTTTAACGCAATGCTATCCGAAATATTAGAAAAAGGACTCTGGCACTACAAGCCTAAATAACGCTTTGAAATAATTCACCGCTTTCAATATCTTCTCGAAGTGCTTTGCTAATTTTAAATTTAACAAAGCTTCTTTCTGGCATATTAACTCTATCGCCTGTTTTTGGGTTTCTAACTATGCCAGCTTTTTTTGTTACAGGGAAGAATGTTCCGAAGCATCTTATTTCAATTCTTGTTCTATTTTCTGCAACTTCTTTTATAACTTCTAATATTTTTTTATGAATCAACAAAGATTGCATAGCCGTCATATGAGTATTTTCACGAATAGCTGTTCTTAATTCTTCACAACCTATTTGAGTGCTTTTAATTAAATCAAGTTTACTATTATGTGAAACACCAAGCTTTACGGCTGCTCTTTTTGCCAAAGTAAAATCTTCTAAATTTTTAGGGTTTCGCACTGGTCTTTCGCCCTTAACTGACAACCGCATAGTGCCAGCACCTTTTATTGCTAAATGTCTGCCCTGCTTTAACTCACTGGCAACAAAATTAAAAAAGTTTTCAATTATACTTTGTGATTTTCTAACATCGAGCGATGATATCGGCATAATTATTTCAGCTAAACAACGCTTTGTAAGAGTCTGTAAATCGTTATAATTAGTTTTCATAACCTTCCTTAAGTAAAGCGGGAAAACCCCGCCATATGATTTATATACGCATTACTGCATTAATTTTTTCTTTGCGTTACCCATAGATTTAATTGTTATATCATCAAATAACCAATCTTGTTTTTGAGGTAACTGCTTTGGTCTTAAATTTAGCAAAGTTTGCTGATATGCCCAAAGAAATAAGCGGATCTGATCTTCAAATCTTAATCTGCCGCCAACTTCTTTTATTTTTCTAATACGGTTTATAACGTGAAAACAAGGGGATTCTGTACCAAGTCCATCAAAAGGAATACCAGACTCGAATGACATCATTAACGAATGGCAAACGCTCCCACCATCATCGAGTTGATCTTCATTATCAAATAAATAGTGCATGGCAACCATTACACCGAGACTGAAATTACGGCTCATATAGGTATATTTATAATTCTTGAAAAAGCGGAATGTTGATTCTTTAAAGCCTTTTAACGTATCAAAAAATTCAATTACCGCCATATTGTTTTTAACCCAATATCCCTCGACTGTCGCATAGGTTATATCTTTGCTAAAAGTATCTGATAGCCTAGAAAGTAAAGAAACCGAGCTTGTAACGCTGCTAATATTGGTCATTTTACGCCCACTGATAACAAAACTATCCTGTAATGATCTCGAAACCCCATTATCAATAGCAAGGATGGATTCTGGCGGTAAGCCTCTCAAAATAGACATATAAACAAAAGATTTGTTACTTTCAATGATCGCAGAAATTCGGTGAGCGCCGTCTATCAAAACGCCATTTTTATCAAACTTCACTGACTCACTAAAGCATTGCCAAAGCCCTGAATTCATTACTTCCGCATAACTTCTAACAACTTTCGGCCTAAGTGATCTATTATTTTTATGATTTTTAGATAGGAATTTCTTTGCCATTTGCTTAGTAACTTTGACCCTTTCAAAAGAAACTGGATCACCAGTATTTGGATCAGTTAAAAAAACCTCTTGTGATATTTCTTGTCTTGTTAGTTCCGCTACAGTCATTTTTAATGTTTCCTTTCAGTTGAATAGTTTTCATATTTTTCTAATAATTGATCTATCCTATCTTTGAATATTTTCACAGTAAATTCAAGCACTTTTATTTTTTCTTGTAATTCAAAATTAATTAAATCGACTTCGTCTATTTCTTCCTGCTTCGCATTGATTATTAATTCTAATTCTAAGTAATCTTTCGCTAATTTATCTTTATCGCATGTTGTACCGCAACACCTATCGAATTCATTTATTTTTTTTAGCATTTTTCTTCCTTTTTATTTTTTGCTCATGCTTTGAAATATTATCCAATCGCCATTTATTCACAATTTCTATAGCTTCATCCCTGCTTACTTTAATGTTGAAATTCTTCATTGAACTGACCCTCTTTCCATCAACAATACAGACCGCCTTAATAGCTACATAGTGATACCGCTTACCCTGCCTAGTAAGCGTAAATTTAATTTCATATAACCCCTCGGGCAAATCACCTGATTTATGCCTAAGCTCGTTATTTTTATTTTCCTTTTGGTTTTCTTGGTAAATAGAAAAGTCCAAATCTGAAAGTGTTAAACTGCTTTCGTATTCTTTCCCCTCGTATTCAGTATCAAAAAATCTTTGATGTATCACACCATCAATACCGACTATATGACTAAGCCACATTTTTTTATATTTAGTAACTGTCATAAAATCGCCTCTTATTTATTTTCCATAAACTTATTTTCTCGCCATTCAACAACTTCTTTTATGGCTTGTTCCCTTGTTCTTTTATTGCCAAAGTTCCGTGAAAAAAATACTACTTTACTTTTAACAGTACAGATCCCCGATATAGCAACATAATCATATCTAATGCCATTTTTAATATTAAAATATGTTCTTTCATATAAACCAACGGGTAAATCCTGATGTTTCGCACAAGCCCTTTTTTTATTATTGCCTATCCTCACTTGATTTATTCCTTTTGTTATATACAATAGCCCTGTGATTAAATGTGTGAGCTAATCATTTGTTAAAACTCGGCTAATTTGGACACCGAGTTTTAACACCCCCTTTTATTTGCAGAATGTTATTTTATCAACGTCTGCTTTATCCATTGAATAACATCTGCCATTCATCCAGTACGCAAAAACATGACTACCAATATTTAAAATACCGCCTATCTCACCTGTCATAATTGGTATATCGAACATATCTTCAAAAGCTAAAACGCTCATTGGCAGATATGCCGCTGGCTCTGCTTTTTTGCGATCACAAAACTGGCTTAAAAGATCTAAAAAGTGGTCTTGCCTTTTTTTTATCGCTGCTTTCTGTTTAAATTCTTCCATTATAAAACCCCCATCATTTTCAAAAATTCTTTAAATGTACCGTTTGGTTCTTTTATTTCTTCGCAATTGATTTTCTTCTTATCATAACAATAGCCTAGCTTGCCCTTGTATAGCTCTTTATAAGGTTTTATTTTCAATCTTGATACAATAGGGCTGGTGGATATATTAACTGGTCCTGTGGGTTCGTTAGGGCATAACCTATTAACCTCGTTAACAGTGTCATGTAAAAATAGCAGAGTAAAATCAATTATTCTCCCGTTATATTCTAACCAGTAATGGCCCTTAACCTGTCCATTAGTTACCAGTTCGTTGTGTTCGTGATCCCCAAAAGATATGATCCCGAACTTACTTTTATTTACGGAAAAAAAGGCATTGCCAAAGCAGATTGTTGGTTCAAATCCCCTTAGCTGTAGCTGTTTATATCCGATATATGCCATAGCCGCGCAATTACGCTTTTGTAGCCCAACCGATTTAAACCTGTACGTTATATCTTCGCCTGTGTTGTTTACTGCTTCTAAAAATGTTTGCTTAGTCACTATTTACCCTCGCTTTTTAGTTGAAACTGCTTATACGCAATTATTAAGGAAATATTGTATATTTTCATCAATAGGGCTTAACCCTCTTTTTAGAAATAAGTCGTATAATTCCTTAACTTCTTTTTCTAATTCTTCTGCTTTTTCTTCTGTAAAATCTTCCTCGTTTGGAAAATAAATAAACCATAGCTTTTGTTTAATAGCCATGTATAAAGCTGTATATTTACTCGTCATTTTCTATGCCCCTATCCGCACTTTCAAAACAAGCCTGTTGTATTAACTCCCAAATATAAGTGTTCTCATGCGCTATATCGAATCGTTCTACTAAGATCTGGCATGTAGCATCTATAATATCGCCCGTAGTCTCGCAGTCGCTAAAATCGAGAGTGCCTTCTATATAAAATTGGTTATCTTCAAGATATTTTAATTGATCCATTCTTATTTTATGGTTCATTTTTTCAACCCCACTAATATTGAATCTGGCACTGGTAGAACATCATTAATCGGCTTCCAAAGATGTAAACAAAATTTCATATTATTTACATATTCAGATTTTGGAGGGTGGATTTGGATCACATATTCATCCTCGCCCCAAAATAGGATCTTAATTTTGCACATTAGATCCCAACTTGGAATTTTATTAGGCAAAGAAACACTAACATGCTGCCAACCTTCACCATCGGACGCGATAACTGTTGCCTTATTAATTTTAAATGCGCCATTATTCCCGTAACTTTCATCACTTCCCATGAGCCCATTTTTAACCCTGTATTGTTCCGGTACCTTAAACATTAGATCCAACCTCCAACAATATGCGGCTCGTCCTGCTCATGCCTACCAACCCAATACAAACCAAATTTAGACATTTTAGCCTGTAACGCTTCAAGTGTATTAGCCCTTATAAAATAGCCTGTTTGTTCAATTCCCTTTCTACCAGTTAAAGATGCCCTCGCAATAAAATGTTTGGGGAAATCTCTCGGCCTATCATAAATAGTAACCATTAATAAACGATCTGGATTATCTATTTGTAATTGATTAATTCTTTGGCTAAAGTCCATTATTTAGATCCCTATTCGTCTGAACATTCTTCAAAATACTTTTGTGATTCATCATTTAAATCGTCAACATAAAGTTTTTGCACTTCTTTATTGTTATATATTTGTTCTAACCGATCCCCAATATGCGACATTGGCTTATAACCTATCTTTTTACTGGCAATCCTTTTCGCTGCCCCTAAATCAAATTGCTTTTCTTCGACAAGAATTTTTGCAAGCTCTAAAGCTTCAATAAATTTAGGATCTGTTTCGTATTCTTTAACTGGACTTCTCATATACCCTCGCTTTTAAGTTTAAATAGCCTATATGCCATTATTCTATAATTCAATATCAATATAAGTTTGATTTACTCTTTGTTGAATTATCGCTCTTAATTCTTTTGCCCTTGTTTCCTTAAGCACCATAGATTTTGCAAATGTTATATCGCTTAAATATTGTTTTAGTTCTTGTTTCCACTCACATGCAAAGTCATATCTTCGGTTTTGCAAGCCACCCAAGCATAGGTTGAATGTATCTTCTCTGCCTATATAAAATTCATCAACTAATGACTTTTCGATTTCATAAGCTTCTGCTGATGAATCCAATATATACAAGATTTCTTTTGTAAAATATTCAATGCCTAATTTATCTTTAAAATAGTTTAATAGCTCACCACCACCCATGTAAGGATCTTTCTGTGGGTTTATATGTTTCTTAACCCCTATATATTCCATGCCTTTATAATTTCCACCAGCATTACAAGTAATTTTATAAACATAATATTTCATTAATAGCCCTTAAATCACATATTCGTGATATGTTCTGTCTTTTTCGTCCTGAGTAATATCAATATATTTGATAGTATCTTTTATATCATCATGGTTTAAAACACTTGCTATTGATTCTAGCGTTTCACCTGATTCATACATTAGACGCGCCCTGCTTTTTCTTGCTGAGTGTGTTCCAAGCTTAACACCATAGATTTGCCCGACTTCCCTCAATGCCAAATAAACAGCATTTCTGCTTATGGGCTTTTCCATAGCCTTGGCATTATTCCCATGAGATTGGAAAAGCCAGAGATCAGTTTTATTCTCTTTCACCCTTTCTTCTATTATTTGCTTGGCAACAATGTTTAGATCAAATCTATTGTACTTTTTCTTTTTCTGTTCCTTTATTTCTATGTGACCATCTTTTAACCCCTTCTTTGCCTGTTCCATGGAAATTGAAAGAACATCACCCATTCTTAAACCAACATTGACAGCAAATCTCCACATCTGCAAAAAATGCCTGCCATAATGTTTATTCAGTAAATCACCAACATCATTTATCTGTTTTCTGGTTTTTAAAGCCCTAACTTTCGTCATTTTTCCTACTTATCATTAACTCTTAATCAACACTAGCCAGAGCAATGAAAATACACTGTCTGAATACTTGTCTAAATTATACACTAATCTTAAAACATCTACTTAGCTTTTACAAGTTCTTTTTAAAGTAGGCAAACATTATTTATCAGTGCTTTACGGTTTTCCATTAATTTAAAAGAGACATGCAAAAAATACCATTAACATATTATGTTAAATTGGCACTAAATTGAGTTTGAGCAAGGTGAACACCATCATGTTTATGACAAACTTTGTTTATTTTAAGGGTGTTTGTCCTAGATTTACTTTAAAGCCTTAATACCATCAAAAAAAAGAGCAATTAAAGCCTTATACTTTTTTGTATTTTTAATCTATGGCAATAAGTGATCAAAAGCCCTTTCGTGCCTATTAATTGGTTAAATACTGAACTACTCACGCGCTCCTGTGTGAAATCTGACTAACTTTGTGGGTGATTGTAGGCTAGATTTAACGTAGGAACGCTTGTGATCAAGTAATAATCAAAGTGGACAAATATTATGCTAGATAAAACCCTCGACAATCTATTTCTACGAGCCGCAGCAAAAACACAAACGCTTTATTCAATCCAAGCAAAGACATTGCGCGATAATCGGGCAAAGGTTTTTTCTGGTAACGTTAGCTATTACGAAAAAGTATTAATGGTTTTGATCGCAACTGAGGATCTAAAACTTGCGACTCATTTTTTAAATGAACTTGAAGATCACGATTTTACTTCGGGTTATCTTGTGGCATGTATTGAAGGGGATTTTATCCCTGTTATTCCTGAGATACAAATACTCGCAAGGCGCGTTATCAAGAAGATAAGACCGCACCTTTTGACAAAGAAAAAATAAGTTATTTAATCCCAAGCTTGTTTGGTTTGGGATTCTATATCCCGCTTTTCTGCCAGATCATCTAGTATTTTTTTCCTCTTTATTCTGTCTTGCTTATCATCTTTTTTTAATGGTTCCCGTTCATCCTTTATTAAATATGAATTGTAAGTACCAAACAATTTTTTGTTTATTTCTTCCCTAGCCATAAAGCCGACCTTTTTATTTTATATTCGCTTATATACAGCATATAACCATTTTAAATTGGTTATATGCAATTTTAATCACAACCAAAACCACTTGAAAAAGCCTCATTATTAAACCCTATCTCTATCGGGAAATCTAATTTAACTTGAGCCACGGCATCACGCCAAGCTTGTTCATCAATAGATAGACCACTTATTTGCCATGCAAAAAATATCCTATCTGTAGTACGAAAAGCATCTAATCTATTTGCCCTTGCCAGTGTCGCTTCTTCACTACAGGTTAACACTTTTTCAACAAAAACAAAGAAACCACCGATAAATTTATTAGCATTAATTGCCAAAGCATCGTCATATTCTATCTGTGTTATTTCAAACGCGCCAACGGGTATTGTTTCATTTATATTATCATCATAATATGCCAATAGCGTTTCGTTATCTGTGTCTAATTCAACAAATTTTTTACTCATAACATTAAAATCCTATCGCTATAAATTGGCATGTTTGCGTACTGCCAGCACCATTTATAATATTAATTTGTGACTTTGTTTTAGTTATAACCATTGCTGGTTGTGACGATGCGCTATTCTCCATACTATCAGCAATACTTATTGCGTTTAGAACAGGAAACGCAACAGGCAAATTAAACAAGCCACTAGTCGCATTGGCACCGACAGATCTTTGACCCCATTGAATTATCATACCAGTTGACGGATCTTTCCAATAACCGTTTTGAACAGAAGAAATAACAGGCATCAACCAGCCTATAGGCAATGCTTTAAACTCGTTAACGGCATAAGTCGAATCCTGCCCTGATGCCGTACCACCTGTGACAGTTATCACCATAAAATATGTTGTGGTCGCGCTTTCTGTTGCGTTTCCATCTGACACGCTGCCATTGGCTACTGTTGAGTAATCACCATCCCATAAACCAAATGACGGACTACCAGATTCCGTATCTTTAACATTTGAAGCACTTCCATTAAATGTTTGATCAAATAATATTGAACCACCGACTGATCCTTTCCTTATTTGAACCCTTACACTTTGCGATGTCCACCCTCTACTTGAGGCGAAATCTCTATAACTACCACCATTAAATATATCAAAAGTAATATTTATATCTGTGACACCAGCACCAGTTGTTGCAGATACTTGGATATTAGTTGTTACACTAGATGAACCTGTATTGCCCTCCGTTCCTCCACCAGCAAACCAAGGGTTAATATCTTTTATTGCTTGGTCGGTAAATGCGCCACCAGATTTTATAAACTCCGATCCCGCTGTGCCATTAACAAAGCCTTCTATGGTTAATGATGCTTCGGTTGTATCATTACCATAGCTTACATTTAAAACAGTTTTTGGGGTCGCTCCTGCTGTACCATCCGAACCAGTTATAACGAATGGCGCTTCTGATGCTGGATCTAAAACAACTCTATTTCTCGCATCGTCTGGATCTTCAATAGATATATTACCAGCTTTAATTGTTCCTAAATTAGCCGATACAGCCGATAGGTTTTCGGTATGAATATGGGTTGCTAAAATGCGCCCCATAGCCATATCTGTTACCCTGTGATTAGCAAAATAACCATTTGCTGTTGGGGTGTCCCAATTTAAAAATCTAGTATAAGCAAACCGCTTATCTGCTTTGAGTCTTATAGCTTGAATAGTGCCAGCATCTTGAGCAACATCACCTATTATTAAAGATGGTGGCGGTATATCTGACGCTAAAACTTCATGCCCAACAATATACGATTTAACATCGATCCACGCACCAACAGTAAAACCCGACCAAAAATAAGTATTACCAAAATCTGCTTTAGCATCCCATTGTTTAGTTGTGAAATTCCACTCTAAAACCTCATGCGTTATCGGTGTTAAATCATCTTCACTTGTTGCTGATGTGCCACCAAAGAAAAACTGACCTGTTCCAGACGCTCTAACCATTGATATTTCACACATAAAAATATCTTGTGCGGTACACACCCATGTAAAGGGTGGGTTATGCTGCCTGTTAACTGTTGTATTAGTTGCTACTAAAAATGCTCCACGCCTGCCCACTTGAGTTGAAACTTGTATAGCTGAATCGGGAACATCTGTAAGATTCATTTCGGTTAGATCTCTGTTCGACTGCCCGTTTGTACTTGTTCCAAAAACATAAGTTGAATTACCATCACTATCAATAACCCTCAAACTTGATGTCCAATCTGTTTCCTGAGTCCACCCCCTTGCGTCAATATGCTGTGTTGAGATTAAAGCTGGGGCAATCATCCCAGCTGTTACCCAATCTTTAGGGAATAATGATGGATCACTTAATTGATCAAATAGAATAAAATCTGCCGCCTCTTTATCATCTAATCTATCCGCACTTAAATTTATAACTGTCGTTGTACTGGCAACAACAAAAGGGGCTGTTCCACCAGCTACACCCGACCTAATTACACCCTTTGAATACATGCCATTAGTAGGCACTAACGATACATCGGCATAAGAGTTTGATATTAATACCTGACCTGTATTAATACCTTGTGCCAAGCCACCATTTAAAAAAGCAATTACAGCGCTATTATTTATTTGACCAACATCAATATTACCATCAAAAGTTTGAAATGCTGACCATGATTGCGCCTTTTCAAGAAAAGCCAGCGTGAAAGGTGTACCCCATGTTGTGGCGCTTGGGGCTGCTTGGTAAAGCCTTAATAATTTTTCTGATTTATCAAAAGCAAGTGCGTTTAAATCTCCACCGCTGGCATCTTTCCAAGTGTCCATAACTAACAAATCTTGAAAATTTACTCCCGCTGTTCCTGTTAAACCCTCCAAAGATGTGAAATAAGTTCTAACATCAATTTCTTGATCTATATGCGCTACATTCGGCTTAATGTCTCTATCATCAAGACCCCACAATATTGGCCCTCTATTCTCCCATATTCCAGTTGTTGCGTTATAAGCTAAACTTTGCTTTTCACTAGGGCTTGAAACAACAACATCTAACAGATCATCGAGTACATTTATTTCACGCCTAATCTGAACATATGCTTTGCCCTGTGACGGATTACTAAATAAAATACTACCTAAAATAATTGGTATTTCATCACTGGCAACAGGTTTTGTTGTAGTAAATCCACCAGCAACACTTGGCGATAAATACAATAAATCACCATCAACAAAAGCACTTGTATTAGCGTTTCTTAAAACGCCACTTCGCATAATATAACCATTAGAATTATTAGGTATTGAAGTTGAAGCAACGATCCCCGCAACTCTCGCTGTGGTTACTGAATCTGCTTGTGCCAGTGCTATAGTCGGTCTTTGTCCTAAAGTACCAGTTACATAAACCGCTGCCCCTCTATTGATTACTGAGCCAGTATTATTTCTAACTTCAATTATTAAATCGCTATACTCAAAAGCGACAGTTGAATCATTATTAAAATAGAAAAAACCATCTTCCGAACTATCGTAAAAAGTACGACCCTCTAAAAATGCTGGCTGTGCTATCGGGGTATAATCAATGGTTGTAAATTGATTGCCTTGTTCTGGTGTCCAAACAGCACCATTAAATATTAAATGATTGCCAGATATAGGGGCAACTGTTGTTGTATCAACATCGATCAGATCATCTAATTCAACCGCACCAGCACCACCAGTTGTAACAAGAACAGGTTTCCAGTTAAAACCATCAAAGACTAATGAATCGCCTGATATTGCGCCTGTGGTATCTACATCTGAAAGGGCATCTAGATCTGTATCTGAGTTAATCCAATTAACGCCATTAAATCTTAAAAATTGGGTTGTGGTAGGTGCGGTGATCACAACATTACCAATATCGCCAATCAAGGCAACTGTCGCAACAGGTGTAAACTCTGGCAATGCGTTATAGGTTAAAACTCCATCCCCGATTTTCATTACCGCTGTATTGGTTGACCATGCTATTTCCCCATCTAATAAAACAGGGTTATTCGCTGCCCAATTTACGCTTGTATCACGCAATTGTTGCATACGCTTATTTTCTGTAGTCATGGTCAACTCTTAAATAAAAAATCTTTACATAAGTTTAGTTGATATTTAATTCTGTATTTTTATCGGGTACCGCAAACGGTGAATCATTGGCATAAATACCTTCATCGAAATTTGTTAACGTGATTTTTGTCAAATCATCACTTGGTGTAATTCCAGTTACAAGGTATCTATCGACATTAGAATCGGTATCATCGATTATTGAATATAAAGTTCCAACTTCATTATTCGTTCCAGCGGGAACAATTTCAAACGGTGGCAAACTACCAATAATAACCCTGTTCGCTCCTGCTCCATCTATCACTGATGTTTGAAATATTTCAGTACCTAGTGGATCTCTTAAAGTAATCGTATATGTGCTGGCAGCAAAAACAAATTCGTTACTAATAATTAAAGTCGTTCCTATTGCGTCAACAACGTTACCATCATCGAGCTTGATACCAATAGCATCAACATTCAAGATCAAATCATTAAGACCAATTACACGCCCATCATAAGTTGTTTCGATACTAGCCTGTATATTTTGAAGTTGGAGTCGATTAAATTCAAAACGACCCCTTCTATATGCCTGTTCCCAATTCGTGATACCGTCTATCTGCAATTCTAAGGGCTGTTTAGCTGTTCTATTTATGGGTATCTCATAAATGCGCTCAATGTAGTTCTCTGTCTCGTCTACAAACGTTAATTTAATACCATCGGGTGTTGTTGATTGGCTAAACTCAAAAGTTTTTGTCTCATTAACCGTTTTATTTCTTCTATTGAATAAAGCGGTAGGTGTTTTGTCTTTTTCATCAAGAGTTAATTTTAAGATCTGCCCTTCACGAAATACAAAGCAACGGCAAGTATTAGCAATCGTGATCAAATCCTGATCTGGACTTGTAAGCTCACTTAAAATTAGATTACATTCGCCCTGATTCCCTCTTGTCTTAGGTGCGATAATATCAATTAAATTTAACTTATCCTGTATCGCATCAATACCGACCCCATCAATATCGGTTAACGCGAACCCTGCCCCAAAATCATTTGTTGCCATATACAAAAAAGCATCCATCATTTGCCGAGTCGCAACAGGTGTTACACCAAATGTATTTGTAATAGGATTATAAACAGGTAACTTGCGGGTAAATACCCCGTTAAACTGTCGCTCTTTTAACGAACTAGCAAAAGCTGTTGCCCTAGTCTCCAACCTAATCAATGTCGTATCAGGGAACGTTCTGAATAGCTCACCTTCATCAATAATTCTTGTAACCGATGCCGCCCTACTCCATTGAACAGTGTCTGGATTGGCTGAATTAGGACTATCCGCAGTATTATTAGTTATCTTCACCGAATAAAAATCTTCTAAATTCGGTATCGTAGTTGCTCCCTCGTCTATAAACTTCTGCCTTGCGAAAAATTTAAATGTAAAGTTTAACTCGTCATAAGTATTTTCTGTTATCAACTGACTGAAATTTATCGTTTCCAATACCGCCCCTGTGGTCTGGTTAATTAGATTAAATTGAAAAGTCAAAGTAACAGTCGAATCCGCATCATTAGCAGATAAACCCCTCGGCAATTTTAAATCTATCCAGATCTGTTCGGCTATAGTTGGTAACGTTAATGGCCCTATAAAATTAGGTGTCGCAGCATCTGTTGAAATATCTATATTGAACTGCGTACCAGATACGGCTGGTAACTCCGTCACATCAACAATTGCCTTACCTAGTTCTGGCTCAAAAGAAATACTTAAAAACGTAAAAGTACCTATGTTTGGCCCTTCTAATATTTCAAGCGGATCACTGGCACTAAAATGATCATCAATCCAATTACCATCTGCTGTGCTTACTTCAAAACTACTCCCTAACCAACGCATAGATGCCAAGTTTCTTATTGTTCCAGATGCCGTATTTTGACCAACTATCTCTTGACCATCGACCTCGTTCATATCGCGCACATCAAGCAAATCGACTATTTCATCAGCAGGATCAAAAATTTCATATGTTGCTTCTGCCATATCATCAAGCAAGGTTGTACCAGATCTTAAGTTATTTTTTGTGGGCGTGAATGTATCTAATATATCCACTTCGTAAAACCCAACACCAACAACTAATAATTCGGTTACATACTGGATCTGATTTCTATATTCACTAATGGAATTTGCCGCTAAGTCAGGATAAATGACATTTTTACCAAATATTTCTGGTACTCGTTGATTCGGCCTAGCAATATTAGTCTGACCGCTAATTGTTCTCGATGGGTTAGGCGAAGATCTTTGCGATAATTTTGGCTCTGGTATTAACGCAGCACCAAGAACCCCAATAATCAAACCTAGAACCACAAAACCTACCGTTGCGGCATCAGCGGGGCATGAGATAGCATGTATAACATCGTCCTTTTTCATTTGATAATGTGATAATTGTTCAAATGATAATTTAGATGCTTCGGTTATCAGACCTTCATAGACTTCTAAATTTTTAGGTGCTTTATCGATCCAATAATCCATTAAGTGATCAATAAGATATCCGCCTGTCTCTACTTCAACAATATCGTATTCGTTTTGCTTAAGTAAATTATTTCTAAAAATTATTGTCGCCATGTGTAAAACTCACTTTTTGAAAACAAACTATTTAAACGCTCAAATGGGGTGAATATAACCATCCCAATGCCCGAATGCCCTCTATGGCAATGTACCACCCCATTTGAAGTAATAACGCCTATATGAGTTAATCTTGAGCCACAACCCATAAAACAAATGTCACCATCAGCGGGATCATAAGTTCTAACTATTTTAGTTTGGTTTTCGCAATGAGTTTTAATAGCTCTGGTCGTATGAATAACAGATGAAGTGATAATATTATCTAGCTCGAATTCAATATAATCATTAATATTTAAATCGTATTCTTGTTTCAGATAATAACGCGCAAAAGTCCAACAATTAAAACCATCCCGAACACTATTTCCGTATAAATTATATTTAATGTCCATGTATTTGATGTAGGGGGCTGTATATACCATAGTATTTACCTAAATAACGTGTATAGGGTTGGAAATCTGTTCGGGTTATATCTTAAAAACTTTTTAACATCACGCAGATTCGGGGCAACTAAACCAATTTGTAATGAAGTGCCTTTCGCATCGACCTTTTCAACTTCTAACCTAATGGGTACATCTGTTTGCGGTGTGCCTAAATCATCATTTAAATAGAATCTGATCTCTACTTGGATCAATTCATTCATATCAATTAAGGGAATAGCCCTAATCGCGTTATAAATAGTGTTATCAACATTATCAATATTTACTTTTATTTCCTGCAATGTTGAATTTTTAATAGGTGAAAAGCTCAATTTAAAAGGAATGAAAGTTGTTAGCTCATTAGTGAATGTGTCCTCGAGGATCACCGTCACATCATCACCAAGATCATTTAACCAGAAATCACCAAATGAACTATGTGAAAAGTGCAATACATAGAATAAAACACCACCGCTTGTATTACTTGAAAACCATCGTTTAATGCGATCTGATAATGCCATTATAAATAATCCTTAGACTTGCCACCGTCTACAATATCAACGGCTGATAATATCGAATCAATAATATCTATTGCTGGATTTGAGCTTGTACGGGCATCTATTATGTCGTAAAACTCACCGAGATCAGGCAACCGAATTAAATTAAAATCCCGCTTAACAATCATCTTAGCTGTGACCCTAGTATCATTTCCGACCTTAACATAAGTATAGCCGTCTAAAAATAAGCACTCTTGAGATTGGAACCCGACACCAGTTAACAGATCCATATCGAACAATAATTCACCCTGACCCAATTCATTAATAAAAAAGGTTTCAAATGCTATAAATTGGCTCGGTTTAAAGTTCCATTGCAGATTTAACAGGTAAGGGTTAAGAATATCGAATTCTCGCAGCCTACGAACACCACCAGCGACAGCAAATGTTTTTAATCTGTCAGAGTATTCAAAACTGTAAGACTTGCTTAGAGCGTTTCCTAGAACGCTATGATTCCAACTTGGCATAATTCGATACAATTTGTATTTATATCGGGTAATTATAGTTCATGGTTTTGCTAGTGGATTTTAGCCATTTTTAATCATAGATTTTTGCCAATCAGTTGCCAGTTTAACGGCCTGTTCCCTTGTGCGACATTTACCAAAGTTCCTAATAAAAAATCTGCGTTTGCCGTGTTTATCTTTGGCACAAGCCCTAATCATTGTATAGGTGTATTCTTTGCCCTTTCTGATAACCGTATTATACGTTTCAAAAATACCATAGGGCAAATCATGATCCCCTGCATAAGCCCTTTTTGTTTTAAGATTATGAACGCTATATTCAAGATCTCTTATTTTTTGTTTTAGTTTTAATATTTCCTGATCACGCTCTAAAACTAATGCCTCATGCTCACAAGATAAACTCATGCCATTTTAACGGCATCATTCAAGTTCCAATATCGCCTATTATATTCAGCAAGCCCGAACCCTGTTAACTCAATTTTACACCTCAATGCTTTTATCGCCCCGTTTATTATTTGCATAGCTGTAACAGATACATTGGCTGGTAAATCAATAATAAAATCAGTTTCACCAGCGGAGATAGCCCGTAATAAATGACCCCCTATAGATTGGCACTGTCCACCAGATTGACTTGAGCTTGTGATCTTTATTATCAAACGCCCATCTTCGGCACGATAAAAACATTTGCTTGAAAGTAATTTTTTAATTAACTTCTCGTCTTTCATATCATCACCTTAAGATTATTTAATAGACAATCATAGATAAAACGGGGTTATTTGTCACATTATTAAACGTTTAAAATAGTATTAAGCTTAATTCCTATAGCTTTATAGAATCTATATATCATATATTCAATTGAATTATAATTATCAACATCACCGCTATTTAGATAAGTAAAATTTTCATCCCTAAAAGTTATACTAAAACTTTTATTATTAATTTCACGGCTTAATCCCGCTAAAAGGTGAGCCGATGTTCCACCTGACTTGCTACCGCCCTTTTGGATCTTTTGTCTCACCAACATATAAAAGGTTATTTTGCTGATCTTCATATTTATATAAATAATGCCCCATGAATCACCTATTTAATTTATTCACTCTCAATTAATGTCGTAAACGCAATTCTATCGCCATTAAAAATACAGCTTGGGTTTATATAATATACTGATAAACGCTTAGTTTTAGCTATTATCTTCGCCTTTTCTAATTCCTGTATACCTCTTTTAAATGTTGGCAAACTCAAAGCTAGATCTTCGGTTTCATAATATTCCAAGAATTCTTCTAAACCATATTTATCAAGGCGAACAGTGTCTTTATCAATACTTGAACGCTGCATTAACCACATAACAACACGCAAAGCCTTGTTACCAGCTTTCGTTAAATCAAAGGTATATGACATATGGTTAGCAAAAACTTTTACAAAAGATTCTTTATCGACTCGCTTTCTTGCTACAACATGAGTACCCGTTATTTCTCCTGTATTTTGATTAACCAATACATTATTATCTTTACCTAACGTATTGATTGATATGTTTTTTCCGCCTATTGGGATCATTAGATTTTCTACGAAAGGGTTTTTACTATGTCTTGTTGCTAAGTCAGTCATTTTATTAAGCCAGTATCAGTTAGTTGATACGCTCAGTATTACAAACCAGACTAACAGTGTCAATTAATTAATACTCAAAATCTTAACTATATGAGCTTTACAGTCCGAATTATAATACTGAGCGTATCAATTTATTAATACTATGGATCACCTATACTGATACTGCCAGTACCTATTTCGGAAAAACACCCCTTATTTTTAAAAGGCTGTAGCGTGATCCCTTCTTAGTTCTTACTTATCATTAAATATTATTCTTTTAAGCTTTTTTAAGATCAAAAATATTATTAATAATTTAGGGAGTGACTACGGGTGATAGTGTTTATTTTTTGTTTATAAGTTTTGTTAAACGTCTTTTGGTTTTACAGGACTTATGAATAATAAATAAATGCGGTTTTGCGTAGCAAAAAATACCTGTAGTTGAGCGACCTTTTTAATTAAGCCAAAGGATCAATAACCAAACTAAGATCACGTTTAACTAAAAACTTGGTACTGACTCTGGTATCGTTACCAACTTTGACATACGAGTAACCATCAGAAAAATTTGCCACCTGTTGAACAAAGCCCACCCCTGTTAAAATCGTTATATCAAATGGCAATGTACCTTTGTTCAAAGTGGTTTTATAAAACGTTTCAAAAGCTATAAATTGAGATTCACTGAAATTAAATTGAAGTGTCACAATATACGGGGCAAAAACATCGAACTCGCGAAACCTTGTACCACCACCGGAGACATTAAAAGCCTTTAACTTTTGGGTAAATTCAAATGAATAACCCTGCTTTAACGGGAACCCTAATTGTGAGTGATTCCAAGCTGGCATGACTTAACCCCCAAAATCCAAATTAAACGCACCAGAAAAACCAGCACTAAAGCCGCCCACAGGCAATGTGGCTGACGTTTCAACAAAGAAAGGCATAGTTACATTAAATAAATTTGTACCGATGTATGTTGCTTTATAGCCACCACCAAAAAAACCTATTACCTCTTGCTGTTCCCCACCATTCATAACGGTTAAAATTATTCGTTCTTCGCCACTTTTATAATTTTGAATGTACTTGAATTCAAATATCTGCAACTGAGATGCTGACCAAATAAAACCAATTGATAAAATATTTTCAGCATTAGGATTGAATAAACGGGAATTGGGCTGACCTTTCACAATATCAGATGTTAAAACCCTGCCTGTCCGTTCATCTTTATAAACAGATCTTTGTGGAAAATCTAACTCGTCATGCCTAAAAGTTATTGCTACGGTCATTATCTGCGCTCGACATTAAAGTTAGATTGAACACCCTCGGCAAAATCACCGTAACCTGTTTGAAGTGATCGTTTAAAGTCATTCTGAACAGCCGCCCTTGCTTCACTAACAGCGATATTAATTACCTCCCTATTGCCAATCTGTTCGGATCTAACGTCAACACTTGCGCCTGATAGGTTATTTATATTGATTACTGTTCCACCTACGCCACCACCAGAACCACCGACATTAGTCTGAACCCCTAAATCGCCATTTGCGGCCCGTTTAAGGGGGAGGACTGCTTCTGCCCCTGCTTCACCCATTAAACCCGTTCTGCCACCACTGAGGGGGAATGTAGTGGGTTTACTGACAACACCACCCCTTTGAAATGGAACAACGTTGCCACCAGAAAAAACATTCCCTTTTTTCGATGCCAGAACTTGAGCCGCTGCCGCTGCCCCTGCCGCTATTGTTACACCAGATGCTATAGCTCCACCTATAGGCCCAAGATCTGCAAACCCTTTTGTTAAAGCAACTGCTGTATTAATACCTATTTGCGTCAATGCCAGAGCCTTTCCTAGTGCTGTATTTTCCGCACCGAATGTTTTAACTATGCCTAATAGATCACCAGCTAATTGCCCTTGTGCTGCTAAACGGGACGTTGCTGCGTCTTTTTCATCTTCTGCTATTTCGTCATTTTTCTTTTTATCAGCTATAACTTGATTCGCGTCTGCTGTTTTCTTTTTTTCTGCTGCTGCTGCTTCGCTTTGTGCTATCGCATCGGCTCTTACTTTGGCAACTTTTTCTGGGTTTTCCCCTGCGGCAATCGCTAAACCCGCTAAACTATCAACTTGTCTTTTAAGTGCTAGTTCTTCTTTTTCTTTATCACTTAAAAATTGCTCTGAAAATCTCGCTTGTGCTTCTCTTAAATTTCCATTTGCTATTACCAGTTCACCAATTCTATTAAATTCTGTTACTAACGCCTCCTCCCTTTCTTTGAGTACTTGTGGTTGATCAACCCTTGCCTGTTCTACTTTTAATAATTTTTCTTGTTCTTTGATAAGTGCTTGTAATTGCTTTTCGCCAGCAGGATCACCACCAGCTTGAATAAGTGTTTCTAAAGCTGTACTTAGAGCATCTATTTGGATCTTAGCTTCTTTCGCTCTTTTAGCTGAAATTTCAAGTTTCTGTGCATCCGTTAGAACCGCTGCGTTTTTAGCCGCTTCTGCTCGTCTTTTTAATGCGTCAGCTAACGCTATATTTTCTGCTGCTGTTCTTTTGGTTTTTTCCCCAAAGTCAGACATACCGACTGCGGCTAAACCAAGCAAAGTAACGATTAATCCTAATGGCCCACCAGCAAACCTTAATGCCGTTCCAAATACCCTAGTTGCTACCGCTGCCGCACCTGTAAGTGTTGTTGTTTTAGTTATAACCTGACCATAAGCTTGCCCTGTTATAGTGGTTTTAACTACGTCTGCTGATAAAGCCGTAAAACCTATTCTTGCTGCTTTTATAGCTTTACCCGCTAAAGTAACTGATAATAATACTCCAACAACTTGAAGAGCATTTGAAAGTCCATTAATAACATCGGTTACATTATCATTATCTTTTAAAAAATCATTTAAGGCTTTGGCGGCATCCGACATACTTTTGGCAAATTTATCTGTTAAACCTATTTGCTTATCAAATTCACTTGCTGTTTTGCCCAATATAGTTGATAAGGATATAAATCCTTGCGCTGCTGTTTTCGGTATTGCTGCGGCTCTTTCTGCGGCATCGTCTGCCGCTTTTTGTAATGCCCTTAAAATATCAATACTAGGTGTACCTGTTTTCTTTATTTCCTCTCTGAATTTTCCAATGCTGCCACCAAAACGATCTATATTATCTGCTATAGCTTGTATTACTGTGGGAGTTTGTTCTTGTACTGAATTAAATTCTTCTGCTCTTAAAGTGCCAGCACCTAAACCTTGCGCTAATTGCCTAAATGAGTTTGCTTGTTCTTCCGAGCTTGCCCCTGATATTAAAGCTAAATCACCTAATGTTTTTGTTACTCCAATAAGTTCTTTATTACTTGCGCCTAATGTTTTTGATGCTGATGATAACCTCTGAAATAAACTAACATTTTCTTTTAAACTCGTTCCTGTTTGTAAAGAAACATCTTGTAAATCTTGGAAAATCTCTTTGAAATCACCTGTTGATCTGGTGGCATCTTTCACTCTGGCTTCTAATGATTGGAAATTATCAGCCGCAGTAACAAATACCTGCACCCCTGCCGCTGCCCCTGCCGCTACTATCGCAAGTCCTAAACCTTTAAAGCTACTAGATAAACCATTAACACTCTTTCCCGTTAACGCTGATTGTGTACCTAAACTGGTTATTTGTTTAGTTGTTTTCTTCGCTTGTTTTTCTGATTTTTTAAGGGCATTTGGCAAATCTTTGTTGAAGTCTTTTTCTAAGTTATCAACTTTTTTATCTGTCGTGGCTACTGTATTACAAAGATCTTGAATCTCTTTTTTTGTTTTTTTGATCGGCCCATCTGCGCCAGCGGTTTTTGCTGTTACCTCAATACCAACCTTATCAACCATAACGATCACCGAAAAATTTATTTGTTTAAATTATAGTCGGTTTATTGATTTGCTGTTATTGCCTGTTCATTCATCAAGATCACAATCTCTATAAATGTTTCTAGCTCTAACGAACTGTAAGCAGCGTTATGTAAGCTTACTATGTCAGATATTGGAATTAGACCGTTAGCGCGTCTTGAGTGGGTAAGGAGGGAATAAGCCCGTAAATAAGGATTCATCCACGGTTTAACATTTGGCATATCAACAAGGCAAGGTGTTAACTTGCCTATATCTCTCGATGTTCTTTTATGCCACTCAACATCTGGCTGTTTTCCATTAATCCCATAGACTGAGATCCAATCGGTAACATTTTTGCTGTGAGTGACTAAGGCTTTTTTGTTTTTTCAGATTTTTTAATGCGGAATAATTCTGTTTTCTTCGACTCTAAAATAATTTCTGATTTTAATTCCCAATAAGCAGGATCATTTATGATCTCGCTTACCGCAATAGCACCCTCGATCATAGTACCGTCATTATCAATCTTCATAACGATAGAATTAGCAATAGCCAATCCGGTTGCTTTCACATCTTCTTCTGTGGTGATATTATCACCCTCAAAATTAGCATTTAAAAGATATGAAGCCCAAAACTCAGGTGTTCCCCACTCTTTTAACAATACTTTAACGCCATTGTTTAGTGTGATCCAAACACCTTTTTCAACTGCGCTTTTATCACGCTTATATGCTTCTAATCCCATCTTTCTAACCCATTTGTTATTTTAACTAAAAATATAGTGTATATAATCCATTTCAACATGAATTATGGTGCATAAGTTATTTTTACCATTTCATTGCTCGTATTTAATAAGGCGGTATAAGTTGATGTACCAGCTAAAACAGCAGTTTTACTTGCAGAGCCAAAAGCGCCAGCACTAAACTTGCCCCTTGGGAATTCAAATTGAATAGACCGACCATCAATAGAATTAAGTTTAATAATTAGCGCATGTTCCGTTTCATTTTCTAAACGTCTAATCAAATCATCATTAATTTGATGCCATTCAAACTCAACCGTTGAAGTAAATTCAGTTGCCGCAGATGCAAAACTTTTATCTACTGTGATCTCGAATAGATCTTCTCTGGTTCTGGCAATATTTATTGTCGCGTTTGTGAAGCGTAAACCAAAATCTAAAACATCGAATCCGTCAATGGTAGCTGTGATAAAATCGCCAGCTTTCATTTTGGGGTGTTTAGCATTTGGTGTTTTAGTTGCTCCACCATCAATAACGGTTTGGCCTGAGAATGTCATTGTCGGACTGTCTGTAGCTGATAAAGCAATAACACCATCGACCAAGACTTCATCGGCCCCACCTAATGAAGCTATTTTATAATATCCGTTATTACTAGTATCTGCCGCACCTTCAACCAGTATGTAATTTCCAGCAACAACCGTAGCGGGTAAATTACCGACACCTAAATCAATTGAGTTCGGGGCTGTAAAGGTTACATCTGCCACACCAACAACAATCGTAACAGGACTTAAACTAGGTGTTCCTGTACCTTCCCAACTACCTGTCGCTATTTCACCATTACTAACGGATAAACTAAACGCAGTAGCATAAGCTGAATTAACATGAATAAAGTTTTGTGTTGAAGCGATCCCATCTTCAATAACGAGTGTTTCACTATCATCTGTGCCATTAGTTAAAACAGATCCAGCAAATTTATTCGATAACAAGGATTCAAAAAATAGAGTATGACTACCAACGGCATCGTCACGGAACATTTCAAAATCATAATTAAACGATCCGTTAGTCTGTACTTTGATAATGTCATTAGTACCTAAAAACGGGGTTAATTCCTCGCTTTCTGTAGTGTCTATTTCTTCTGCGACACCAGCACCACCATTATTTGGGAGTTCATACCAAGTTGCTGCCACTGGTGTAGTTCCATTAACTAGCTCAACGGCTACAAATGTCTGACGTTCCCCACCAACAGGGGGGCGAATTACTGATGCGGTCATGGTCTTAATCCTCTATTAATATTGTATAAAGTTTAGTCTAACTATTCATAAACTGTGAAATCGTTCATAACGTCACTTCTGAAAAATTCATCCACTGTACCCGCTGTTTTTACTTCGCTTTGATCAAAGCGGTGATCAGGCTGTGTAAACTCGTCAAATATCGCGGCTATTTCATCGACAAGATCTTCATGGTCAACGGTATGAGTATCTTTAGGACTATGAACCATTATCAAAACCTGACCATCGTTAGTAAAAAAATCAGATCCCAAATCTGCCCGATCTCTTTCGCTAAAAATTATTTGAACTCGTATATAAGGTTCATCATTCAATCTATCGAAAGGCTGGTTATCCCACTTGACTTGAGTAGCAGCATTTAAAACTGCTGGCAAATTATCTAAAATTCTTTGTCTAATTGACGCTGTGAACGTTTTTCTAACAAAAGCCATGTTAATTCCTCAAAGCAAAGTTAACCGCAGCAGTAACGCTTCTCTCAACCCATCTTGCTGGTGGCTGTCCACCTTTCCCGCCTTTTTCGTTTCTTACTTCCGCATAAATAATATTGTTGGTTAAATACAAAACATGATCGAATATATTTCTTGGTTTTTTTGGAGGATATACGCCAGTAGGTGAAAGGTTTTCTGGTCTTTTATTATCATCACTAAACGGGAATGAAGTATCTAACGGCTTATTGAAACTTGCTATCCAGTTATTAGCTAAACGCCCTGTATCTCGGGGTGTGATTTGAACTAACCTTCTATCAATATCAATCATTAATTTAAGCCCCTGCTGATACGGGGCATTCTCAACAGTGTCTATTGCTTGTTCGATACCAGATATTTTAACGCCCATGTTATGCCCTCCGACCAACTATCTGCCAAAGAACATCTGCGGGATCAACAATAAAACCAACGATTTTATATGTAATGCCGTCATATACCACTAATCCAGACTTTAAAGGCGTTATAGGCAATTCATCTTGTAATAGAGTAAAGACAACATCACCGATCTCTGTTTCATCTGGTAAATTTTCAAATTCTTCTAAACTATCCCGCAGCATTCTTACAATATGCTCTGCCCCCGCTGTTGGTGCTCCTGATACAGCATCCAGCGTAGTTTTTTCAACAAACTTTTCACCAGTATTTTCGACCATATCATCAAACATGCTTAACGCTGCTGCTTTGAAATCGGCTACTAAATCAGATCGAACACTCATTCTTTAAGCCCTCACAATAAAGCTACTGCCGCCTACCCTAGAATTTAATGTTAAATATGGCTCGATAATGTTGTAGCTCACTAATTCATTTTTATTTGTGGTTGTTCCTGCCGTGGGATTTGGTTCAAAAAATTCCTGTCTCAAAGTAGAAATCTTTTGTGATTTGAGTTGCTTATTATCAGTCGCACCAGTTTTAACCTGTGACGGTGAAGCAATTAATTCTAACGCTCTTACGACCTGATATTCTTTTATAAACTCAGGAATAATATTCGACTCAAAAGTTAAACCATTTGGGGCTGTTAAAGCTAAACGAGGAAATTGCATCGAGCCACTTTCAAAGCTTATTACTTCGGGGATCAATCGACCTAGCCACTTATTTAGATTTGCTTCTGTGGCTGTCTGTAATAAACGATCTTCTTTTTCTTGCGTAGTTAATCCAACCCAATCGGCACTGGAAAACATAGAACCGTATTTTTGCGCTATTAAATCGCTTTCTGCTTCTGTGGCATAACTATTGAAGGTAGGTAAGGTGAAATCTGTTACAAGTGCCATGACAAAGCCCCTCTGAATACTTGGTTAAAGTATAGTCAAATATTCAGATTGGGCTTTTAGGGTTTATTTAGTTATGTTTTACACTTCTTATGGTTTGAGCAACCATTTCCAATATGCTGCCTGTTGCCATTACTAAATATTTTTTACCCTCTGGATCTACCATTTGAAGATCAACAGATGGTTTCCCACTCACCATACCGTCCTTAACAATAATACATTTCTCTATTACAAGCGGTATTGTTTCCTCTCCATATGTAGGTGCTTCATCAATACTTTGGGCAATCGTTATTTTCACATTATTTGTAATCATAATTAAACCTTTTCCATTTGTTTTTTAAGTTCTTTGATTTGCATATTTTCAAAATGTTGTGCCTGTGTTATATCAAAACCACCTAGTATTTCAAAGATTTTAAAGGCATGTTCTTCGGTGAAGTCATTACCAGTTGGGCTTGCTATCCACCCTGCCCCGCAATAATGATTTTCATTAAAATTTTTAGTTTGTTTACCATGACGATCATTAAGCTGGTGGACTAATTCTTCCTGTAAATATCTATCCTTGAAAAATAATTCTTCCGACTTATGATATGCCTCCCCATTTGAATCATGCCCAAATGTAGAAATATAAACAGACCATTTATAGCGAACCTTTGTTAAGGCATCCGACATTATTTGAGTAACGGGGATCACATCACCCCGCATATTAACGAGGATCTTTAACATCTGTTTTTCTTTAAAAGGTGAATAGACATAAGCAACTGCGTACCCCTTAAGGATACGCTCGTTGTTTGTGATAAGGGTTTTAATGGGATTATATTTTTTACTTCGCTTTTTTTTCATTTGATAAAGTTATCCTTACTTCATTTATTCAAATTTGCTTTCACCGTCTTGGCTTGTATCATCCTCAAACGGCTTTTCAAGCTTCGCTGCCAGTAAATCATACTGTGTAACTAGATTACAATAAAAAGACTTTTCTGGACCACTGATCCCCCCTCGCCCCCGCTTTTCAAAACATCTGTTTCTTGCTTGTGATACTGAACCCCTTAAAAGTTGTAATTCTTCCTCCGTGAAACAAATCGTACCGTATATTTTATTTTTCATTGTTAAAACTCTCCTTTAATTTCTATAATTTTGAACCACTCAAAAGGTATGGCAAAACCACCAAACCAAACACAATTAACACCATTTGAATTATTCGATATTTCATCTGCCGTTATAGTGGTACCATTTTCAAAAATAATTTCCATATCTAAATACGTCAAACCAAACCCTTTTAAATCTGATTCTGTAGGGAACATATTCAAAGTTACAACAACACTATTGTTATTATATTTGCTCATTTCCAGCCACCAATTAATTTTGAATAAACATTTATTACCTTAACCGATTCTTTACTATCTTGGGCAAAACCTAAAATATTTATTGCTGTCGAACAAATGAATTCATTATCAATATCGCCTAACTTTTTTTCTGCCTCTCTTATTGCGGTTACTATTGCCATTTTTTCAATTGCTGCTTGCATTTCTTACCTCGCTTATTAAATTAGATTAGAACACCCCTAGAATCTAATCTAAGGGCTTTTTAAGTATATTTTGCTTAGTAGTATCTATCCATATCATAACCATCGTCAGGTTCGTCTAGGTGGCTTGCTAAGTATTCACCATAACCGAATCTTTCATCAAATTGTGATTGAACCAACCATTTAGTTAAATCTACTAAACCTTTCGCATTAATTTTATCAATTATGATTTGTGCTTTTTCGCTGCCTTTTACAACACCCTCAAAATGTTCGCCCCAAACATATTCGCCTAAAAAGATATAAGGCAAGATATAATAAAACTCTCCATCAAATAAAGTGATAAACGTTTCTGGCACTTCAAAAGGTTCGCCACATTCACCCTTACCATTATGAACATGATTACCCTCAAAAAAATCAACTGTGAAACCTTCTTTTTTAAAATTGAATCTTGTTAAATCAGACATTTTTTATCTCGCTTGTTTTATTTGGTAGCTCTGTTTGCGTGTGTTCATATTATCAAATTATCAAACTACGTCAACCTTTTTTTATTACTAAATGCGATTTATTTTATAAGGGTTTTATCAGGTAGGATCTAATTACTAATTTTTACAGCCAAAATCGATCCACTTAACAGGGAGTCGAACTGAATAAGATCTAGATGTTTTTTTCTTTCTTAAATCAAAGAAATATGATTTATCATTTGAAGTGTTTATCATACAAGCAACGCCAGTGTTACTACGATTTTCAATCTGAACTATTAATCTATCTGTATTTATCGAGACAACTTTTAAACGATAATCTATAAATCCACCAGCACTTGAATAAATACCTAAAGCTATAATAGAAAGGAATATATAAACAAGTGATCTAACTATTACTTGGTTTCGCATAGCTCATTAGTTCCTGTTTCTGTTTAAGCATTTCAGTAATGCTTGCCTTTAACAGATCATAACGTCTTTGCTCCCAAGCCGTTAACGGGTTCCCGACCTCTATCTGCTTTTCATAGTAACTTAGCCAATTTTCACTATCTACTATTCGCAATTCCAAATATAGGAGGCTTTGATCCTTTTTCAAATTTTCAAATGAAGTTTTTTTCGTGAAGTTTTCAAAGTGCCAGTTATAACCAATCATAAACGAGCTTGAGATACCAGCTAAGACCACAAACAAGGCTGCTGTATAGGTTAACCCCTTGTTTGTGATCTTAATTTCATTCATTAGCACTCGGACTCGATAATTACCATTACGATTGTATTAGAAATTGTATTACCGCCACTCTTGTTCCTAACAGAAATCATATCACCCGCTGTTACAGCAAATGACATACTTGTATCAACAACGCTTAATGCTGCCGTTGCCACTGTAACTTGAAGAACACCCTCGACTAGAATTTCAATATCCGCTGCGTCTGAATCTGTACGAGAAACAGAAACCACTTCAATTATTCCGTCTTGCGGTACTACTGCGCCATGTGGATTTGTTGTCGTAACATCACCAAATTTTAAATGACCTCCTTCGGTTAAATTACCATTTTTAGCAAAAGGAATAGCGTATCTAACTTTATGTGCTGCTGGAACCCAATTTGAACTATCCCATTCAAGGACTTGCCCTGTTACTGGTGCGCTGGTGGTTGTATCAACATCTGTGTGATCATCAATGCTGCCTAAACTTGGTGCTGGCAAATTACCTATTTGGACTCTTTTCTTCGCATTAGTTGCTTCGCTATCTTCGATTATTATTAAGTCTGCGGCAATAGGTGTTACTTTTTCTGTAATAGCTGAAATTTCACTATTAACGTTATCATGTATAGCATCATTATCTGTCAATAAATCACTAACCAAAGCTTTTTTTAAGTTGTCGGTGTCTGACGCATCACCAATTAAAATATGGTCTGCTCCGACCGCTGTAACCAGTGTTTTATTGCTAATAGATGTTTTATCAACTGTTAAACTTGTTGAGCCTGTAACCTCGCCTGTATGCGTAGCATTTGTTATCTTGGCTGTATTGGCGGCAACTGATGTATTAGCGGTAACCGCACTTTCAAAGTCAGATATTGCCGCTGCTATTGGAACAAAGTTAACCCAACCAGCACCATCGAATTTTAAAAAATGACCTGCCGCTGGTGTTAATGTTGTGGTATCAACATCGGTTAAATCATCAAGAACCGCTACCCCTGCCGCTGGTGCTGCTACTGGAACCCAATCTACACCATCAAAAGATAAAAAATCTGTAGCAATTGGGGCAACTGTGGTGGTATCAACATCGACTAAACTGTCAATAAAGATACCTTTGGAATCAAATGATATTATCCAGTTATTATTTGCCGCATCTGATGTTAGAATTGCATAACCCTCGTCAACTAATACCGTACTAGCTAAACCATCTATTGTATCTGGAAAACCTGTATCGGCATTTACAGTTACATCAACACCGCTATTATTAACAAATATAAGTGTTCTATCTATGTAAGCTGTTACATCGACTAAATTAACAATACTTGTGCCAGCTTCAAAGACGACTAGATCAGTTAAAACATTTAATGTAACAGGTGAAGATGTGAGCCTTTCAACTTGAAACGCTAAACTAGAATCAACATTATCTGTTAAATAAGCTCGCAAAATAGCGGGGGTAATTAACCCTGTTGTATTGTCAGGAAAATCGGACGTTATTTGTGTCCTTAGATCCGGCTTGCTTTTTGCTGCCATGTTAAAACCCTCATTAAATATTTAATTTAATTCTAGTTCATAAATTAAACTGTGCTTTCTGTAGGTGCTATCCAGTTTGTGCCGTTCCATGTGATCCACTGGTCTAATGTAGTGTCAAAATATCTAGCACCGACACCCCTTGATGTAGTTGGTCTATTCGCTGTTGTACCATGACCCATATAACCAAAATTTAAATATTGAACTGCTAAATCAGAAAAGAAACCTGCGTTTTTAACATTTATTTTTGCTGCTTGTGCTGCTACCTTTACATCATCAAAAGCGACATTATCAGTAGAAAAATATTCCAATGATGTTATAGAGATCATTGATCCATCAAGACCCTCAAAACTTCCACCAACCTGTAATTGATACATTAAAGTTGAGCCTTGTGAAGCTGGTATTGACGCTGCTGTAATAGCAAGTTTACCCTCGTCTGAATGAACAAAACCCTCAACTGAAAATTGAGTTTCACCCTGCCCTCCCGTACCGTCCATATCACCCCTGACAGTAACGGTACAATTAGTATCAATGAGATTTTCCTTAGAACTTGTAATTTCAAATACTAAAATAAATGTCATATCCACAGCTGTAAAGGCACTAAGGTTGTCAGGGAATGGGATCTCAATAAAAACCATGCTTATGCCATTACCGTCAAACGCCCATATTTCTGTTGGGTTAAATATCAATCTTGAGCGTAAAGTTCCATTTTCTAATTTTATAAACGCTGGCGCTGCCCCACTTGCTGGCTCAACCCAATCTGAACCATCATGTGTTATATAACTGCCTAAGTCTGTATCGTAATATCTTGCACCTTCGCCAATACTATCTACAGGTCTATTCGCTGTTGTTCCATGACCCATATAACCATTATTCAAATACTGAATAGGTAAATTAACTTGAAATCCAGCATTGGTTATCCCTATAAGTGCTGCTTGTATCTCAGCGCTATTTGGGTTTATTGGAGTGCTACTGTTGGAATTTTGAAAGTATTCAACTGACGTTAAAAGAACAACACATTCCGCAAGACCACTACCTGATGCGCCAATTTGTATTTTATACGCTGTTGCTGGTTGTGAAGCTGGCAATGTTGTTGCTGTTGCGGCAATATTTGTTTTATCTGAATCAACAAATCCTTCTATCGAAAACTTAGTTTCTCTCTGCCCACCAGTACCAGATAGATCTGCTGATATTTTCATTGTAAAGCTATGTTTCGGATCACCTCCAACACCGTTTGCTGGTCTAACCTCAAGAGTTGCAACAAACGTAAAATCTACACCTGTAAAGTCAGTTAAACTATCAGGGAATGGAATTTCAAGGAAAAACATAGATAGATTACTTATTATCAGCATCCATTTATCTGTTGGGTTAAATGTAATTCTATGAAAACTACCAACTTCTGAAATATTAAAAGCTTCACCAGCCATGCCGTCATTAATTTTAGTTCTGGCAACTAAACCGCTATCACCGTCAAGAACTGGATCTTTTGTAGCCATGATTTACCCCTTACTCAAATCCATCATCGAAACCTGTGGCGAAACCTTGCGCTACTGGACCATCTAACCAGAAATCGGTATCATCCCAAAACTTAATATCGTTCCAAGTTCCATCGGCTAAAATCCAATTGGATAATTCGCCCCTTGGCAAAGACTCAATTGGTAATGATTCTATTGCCAAAGATTCAATTGGTAATGATTTTATTGCGCGTTCGTCAGCCATTTAAGCACCTGATACAGTAGTTAACTTAACTGATCCAGTACCCACAGTTTGATTTATTCTAACTGCTGATAACGGTGTGTTTTGAATCACACCACCTTGGCTTATTGTTAAATCTGTTGCGTTTAAAACATCAACAACTTGCGAGGCTGGTACAACTTCTGTTTCGGTTTTAACTCTTACTAAAGTAACTTGTAATGTTGCCGTTACTGTTCCTGTAATCTCTAAAACATAGGCAGTATTGCCAAACGGATTAGCATCTAAGATCATCCAATCTTTAACACCAACACCCGCTGGATATTCAACTGTTCGATTTACATTATTAGCCATGATAAACCCCTATTCGCTTTCATTATCAGCTTGATCTTTGCTTTTAATTTCAGCTTTTTTTGATGCTGGTTTCGCTTTGGATTTTGGCTTTGGTTTTTCTTTAGTGTAACCAGCTTCTAATAGTTGGATAACTTGGGATTCGTCACAAAGGCAAAGATCCCCTTTCGGTGTGTATAATTCCATTGTCTTAATCTCCACTTAAAAAGGGGGGGCTGTTAACCCCCCGATATGGGTTAGAAATCAGCTAATAGAACCGCTAGACGAGGATCATATGCTAATGCGCCAAGTAATAGATCAAAACTTAGCGTTGTTGATTTGGTATCAACGTCATAATCTCTTACAACACGAATACTAAACCCGTTAGCATTTTGCACAGATGCTTCAACACTCGCTGGCAATTCAAGCGGGGGTGTCGCAAAAGCAAAAGCATTAGGGTTAGTGATAATGCCTTGGAAATCTAAAACGCTGGCATTGCCGCCCTCTACTGTTACCGCTGCCCCATCTGGAATAATCTCAGTGATTGGATCAGTTAATACAATTGCTAAACCAGTTGCTGCAACAGTTGTTTCAACAATTAATGGTCTGCGAACACCAGCAATGCGAATACGATCACCAGCTGTAAAGCCACCTACGATTGAATCAACAACAAGAGTTGAATTGCCGATCAAGTTATCAGTAGCAACCGTGTTATCTGTGGTTGTAGTACCGCTTGAGTTAGTGTGTCCTGCCACTGGCATATTTACACTTGCTACCCAATCTGTACCCATAACACGACCCATACGAGCATCACGCAAAGCTTGTAAACTTTCACCATCACGAATATCGGCACTATGGAAGAAATCAGAGCCTAATAGTTTTGCTTCAAGTGAGGAATTAACTAAACCAATGCGACCCGCTTTTGGGATCTGCGCTTCATTGGCAACTCTGTTTGCGTTTGCCATATCACCCACACTTGCAAATAAATCAGCACTTGCATAAAGGCTGGTGGCTTGAACAATTTTGGTTAATAAGAAAGTGTCTATTTCTTCGGCTATTGATACCATTGCTGGCACAATAACTTCGGTTGAGAAGTGATCAAGATCTAAAGACATTTCACGCGCACCAATACCTACTGAAACGTCCATATGGCGCTCGATAGTCATGTTACGTTCTGATTGGCGAATATCTTGTTTTGTGATTGTGCTAGTAAAATCGTTTACTGCAAATTCAGTTCCTTGGCGAACCCGAACAGTGTCACCGACTTTATAGCCATTTTTGGCAAGACCGAAATCTGATGTTTTATCTCTATATAGAAGATTACCAGCAACAAGACTATCTTCTAATACGGTTAATGATTCTGCCGCAATTTGCGATACAGTTAAATATGAGTTAGCCATGTTAGCCCCCAAAGAATTTATAACAAAAGGATTCTTGCCGCTGGCAAAAATTAATAAATTCCCTTCTGTCGCAAACTTTGGGGCATCGTTAGCGCAACTAACGATCTTTCACTTAATAGTATTGTCTATATTTTCAAATTATCAAATGACATAAAAAAGCCCCTAAAAAAAGGGGCTGATGTAGTACAGTCACGTTTAAGCTGATTGTTTGTTCTTTTCTGCTCTTAATTTTCGGTATAGATCCATATCGTTTGCTTCGGCTGCTTCTGCCATTTGCGAATCAATATCTTTGCCGCCTGTTTTTTTATTGCTGCCGCCTAAACCACCGCTTTCTGAATCTCCCCACCAATGAGGTGCTTTTTCCCTGAGTGATTCAATATATTCCTCGGGTGTAATAGCTCCATCTTTACCTCGGATTAACTCCCCCGACCCATCACGCGCAACGAGTTGACCTTCTTCAACCTTGAAGAAATTAACAGCTCTAAGTAATAGATCATCAAAGGCTGTTACCTTACAATCCGATTTATCAAAGGCAGCACGAACATTGCTTTGTATTAAGCCCCTATCAATCTGACCTTGTAGCTTTTCATTCGTTGTAAGTAACTCAGCATTACTTGTAGTAAGCGTTTCTAATTCGCTTTTATGGGTTGCCCTCATTCGCTCGGTTTTCTTTTCAATTAATTCATCGTGTTTACCGTCTGCGATTAATTTTAAATCTTCATCATTTTCATATTTGTCTTGTAGGATTTTCAGTTTGCCGTGATCCATCCCATCCCAAATTTTTAATTTATCTTGGACACCTTTTTTTTCATCAAGAATAGTTTTATTTTTAGTTTCTAATTTAGATATTGAGCTATTTAATGCGTCAACTTCTGCTTGTGTGTAGGTCTTTGTTTGATCTCCTTCACCTTCGCCACCAGAGCCACCACCAGAGCCACCACCAGAATCGCCACCGTCACCATTATTTTCGTCTAAATACTTAATATGCGGCTGCTGCCACCTTAGAAATGTTCTACCCATTTTAAAACCCTTTTCATTTTATCAATTGAAATTATGAAACTGGAATTAAGTATAGTCAAAAAATTGACGGTAGTGAAAAAGCCACTATGAAAGTGGCTTTTTTAAGCTGCGTCTTGAGCAAGAACAGCTTTTACTTTGCTATAACGAATAGAAAGGTTTTTTGATATGGCATTGCCATTTGATAAAGTGATAAATTCTTTTGCTTCAATATCAGAAAATAAGAAAGTATCAAAGTTTTTTGAATTGGTGATAAGGTTTAAAACCGCACCATCTGAGTATTTTGATTTATGAAATACATGAAACATAATAACCTCCTGCGCTATTTTAATTTTCATAATTTCATTTTATCAATTGAATAAATGATAGTCAACGCTTACGTTTTTAAGTTCCTCGGTACTGTTCTCGTTTCTATTTTATTCTGGCTAGTAATAATTGGATCAATGCCAAAGTTACTTAAATAAACCTGAATATCTGATGCCGTTGTTTCATCATTTAGATCTATTTCATGCCCAAAAGCGCCAGAGTCAGGTCGGAATATATCCTTTGCGTTTTCAGTTAATCCAGATAGATCAGGTTTAACAAACTTATTGGGATCATTCGTGTGCATTATGATCGTACCAAAACCGATCATTTCAAATTTAATCATAATTTACTCTATTAATACTTGTATTCGCACATTATCATATTATCAAGTGATAAGCAATTTAAGCATTTCCAAGCGTTTCGCCAATCGTATCACCCTTATAGGTATTTACGGCTTTTTCTAATAAGTCAGGTAATGAAATCCTATCTATATTAGTGATACATTCGCCATTATTTTGGCCTTCAAAGGGGATCACCATTAGAAAAAAACCCATATCTGTACCATAAATTTCATTTACTTTACTTTCCAGATCTTTCGCTAAAACGTTAACTTCGGTATCTAATTTTTCACTTTGCATAATTTCACCTATTCCTTTAATAACCACTCAATTATTTTTAAAAAATGCCTTTCATCATTATTAAAAAATGACATCATTGATTGTACCGTTACAAACCTTTCAACCCCCATGCTCGTAACCTCTGTGAAACCATCAGGATATATTTTGCCGACATACGGGCTGATCCATTCATTCTTAAATGCTCTTTCACTCATAGCATAGGGCTTGCCCAACCATTCAAGCCTAGTTGTTTTGCGAGTATCGTTTATAAATTGATTGGCATCTTTTTTTATATCACCACTATTAAATTCGATAAAATGACCATACTCATGCCATATCGTTTTAGGTACGACACCCTTACCAACATTAAGAATATTATTAATATCGTCTGCAAACGCTCTATCGCTCGACCTCTGAACTGTTAATAACGGTATCTCACCCCTAGAACCTTTTAAGCCAGTAAAACGCATTACATCCCTTAAAACCTTTTCTATCTTTTCTCGATCTCTCGGTACACGCCTAAAATTCAATTTATCAATGGCTTTATCAAGCTGTTCCTCGCTAATATTTTGATGCGATATTATTGCCCTTTTCAAATTAGCAAAATCATCTTTTACAATAGCTGACGCAGCATCAATTTCTTTGAATGAACTCTGAATTTCATCAACGATATTATTAACTTTTTGCTCCTGTTCAAGCAATTGTTTTTCTGTCGCTTTTCCTAAGTTAACCAACCCGATCAAATCCTGTGCTTTTTTCGCCTCTGATTTATATCGTTTATTCAAATCAGATTTATTTTTATTCAACAGCTTTAGGTTTTTATTATTCTTTCTTATAGGTTCAATGTGATTTTCCGTTATCTCTTTAAGTGGATCTGGTCTTACATCACTTAATGGCTTTTGACTAACACGCTTAAGCCCTTGGACAGTCCTAACGTTATTCCTTTTCCAATCGAACAAGCTTCTAACATCAAGTTTGCCCTGTCTTAATAGTAAAGCCCTTTGTTTACCTAAAAGATCCTCTTGGTACCATACAGGCTGAGACAATATAAATTTATCGAATGGTGTATCGGCATTTACAACTGCCCCTGTTGTTCTGGCTTTTTTACTACTTGCCGATCTAGGTTTTCTAGCACGATCCTTTTTATCCTCTCCACCAGCAATACCGACCTTTGCGGATCTTTCCTCAGTCGGATCAACTCCATCTGCCGTAATAGCAATCAAAGAAGATCTACAATTCATGTGCGCTGGTGGTACAGGGTGTAATTCTGCTAAAGTCCATGACTGACCATGTAAAGAAATACAAATAGTTGTCGTTCTATTATCAAAAGTTGATAACCATTGAACCCTAGCTATTACATCATTATTTTCTTTCCAAACCTCACCTCTGGCAGTATTACTTGTATGATTAGTGGCAGACCTAACAATCGTCCGAATATCAGCCCTAACTTTAGAATTAATCACACCACCTTTAAAAAATGGAGGCTTGTTTTTACTTGTAACCAAATCACCTAACACTTTCTTTTGTATCTGCTGATTACTAAGCCCTGCAACATATCCATCTTTAATAGTGGTATTAACAATGCTTTTTGTTTGACGATCCCATTTATCCATGTGCTTTTTTAATACAAGACCATTAAACGGCTGATCAATAACTGCGGCTAAAACTTGGTTTTTTGCAGGACTCACAAAATCAGTAACAAAAGCTGTATTTAATAACTTCTGTTCAAAAGCAATTTCGTTAATAGCGACCTCTGCCATATCACTATTAACAGTGCTAATTAGATCTTGGTTTGTTGCAGAAATATCTTTGGTAAGGATTTTTAATTGTTGTTCCAAACGCTGCAAGGTGAATTTCGATAACTCACCCTGCCTAAACCATTTACGAATAGTTTTAATATGCCTATTAATAAAAGGTTGCATTGCTGCTGCTTCACCGTTCTGAGTCTGGATAACAAAACTCGCATGACGCAATACAGCTTCGGTATAATTAGCCACTTTTCATTTTCTTCCTATTCGACTTTGGCTTATCTTTTTTCTGCTTACTAGATTTAGGTTTACTAGGTTTCTTCTTCCGATCCGGATGGGGCATTAGCTCCCTGCTGATCAACGTTTGGTTTATCTTCTGATTCATCTATCTGATCCCCTGTAATTGCAGATACGCCTTGATCAAATTCATCCTCTATCGCTTGATCTTCAACTGTGTCTGGAATAATTCCACCTTTACGCAAGTTATGCCGCCAGATAGACATTGAAATTGCTCCATTTTGCCACTCGCTAACAAGTTGCTGCCTTTCGCTATCACTTAATAGTGTTTCTGCGAACCTATCTGGTGTCTCTACGGTTATTTCATCGGAGTCGATACCCATCCATTCACCAATTAAATTTAAACCCGTCTGTAACCCTTCTGAAACACTTCTAACAATACTCATTAAGCTTGCTTGTCGGCTTGCCTGCTTAACTCTCAATGCCTCGGCACTTTCAACACCACCAGCACTATCGCCAAGTATTGCAGAGCCATACATTTGCGCCTCGTCTTTTAAATCCTTTATATGCTCTTTACAGTGATTTAAACCGCTTGTATCTGTTTGGGTATAGAAAACATTTGCTTGAGGATTGGCAAGCGTTAGGGCAACTGTAGAACCCATAGCACTCGGGATCTCATTTGAGTCTGCGCCAGTTAAAACAAGAGTCGGGTTACAAGTTAAGAATTCAGCATTATTTAGGTCGGCATTTTTCATGTAAATCTGTACGCTAACATCTGATATGCCAAGTAATGGGATCTTATCTGGATCAGGATCTTGATTAGTCGAGCCAATAGCCACGATTGGCACTTTATTAAATGCTCTGCCTTGTAAGGTTGGCTGAATTAAACTATCCGCTATCTGTTCACCATCAACCCAAACTGCCGTGGTATAAATACCGTTTTCATCTAAAAATAAAACCCTTTTCTTTTCAGTCATAGACTGATCAAACATATCCTCGTTTGTAGGGTTTGTAGGGTTTGTTTCTTTAAATACTCCGAGTGTGAATAGATTAGTTTTGCTAGAATTTTTCCAGTTAATAAAACTCTCGGCTGAATAAGTTAGAAAGACTAAATTCCCCGTATCAACATCAATGTCGATACCTAAAGCAATTCGTCCTGTCTGCAATACGTCCTCAATCAATTTAAAATATAATTGAAGTAAGGTTAAACCATCATTAGTTGAATTTTCTCTTAAATATTCCATTCTGCTAGGCAAGATAAAAGTCGGGTTTTTATTTGAAGCGACACCCATTAAGCCACGCAATGTATCACTAGTTAGGTCAGGGAAATGAGCCCTTATTTTATAATTCTCGTAGGCTTTTGTTCCAGACCAAGTTGGTCGTTGAAAATCCTGATCACCTGTTCTTAATGGGTATTCTTCGCGTGAACCAAAAGAAGTTTGATTTAAGGCTGTTGGTGGGGCATCAACCATGCCACTAGGCATAGGCAAATACAAAGTATCTTTACCCTTAATGGCTATCGAGCCTTGAACACAGTCACGAACTCTATTCCAAGCTGTTATGTTCTGTTTATAAAGCGGGTGTAACGTGTTAACTTTAGCCATGATCTTTACCTTTTAGTAACTGGTTAAAGTATAGACACAAATAAAATTAACGAAAAAAAAGGGCTGCTAGATAGCAACCCTATTTATTATTAATTAGTTATCACTTGAAAAAGTGATAACTTATCATTATTTCAAATTATCAAACTTGCTTGCTGGCATCCATCATTCTTATTGCCCCCGCTAGTTCATCATTTTGCTCGTAAAAGTATCGGCAAGTATCACCAGCCCAACCCCCGATCATTACATCGTTTAAATAGTAGTGTTGAGATTCATCGCAATGCTGGTTTTCAAAGTTCAACAAGTTATCATTACACCAGTTAAAAAACTCTATCAATTCGTTTTGGTTCATAATGTGATCCTTTCTTCTTTACAGTAAATAAAATCTTCAAGCTTTTCTGCCTGTTCTTCTGTAATTAATTGATTACTTAAATACCATGATAGCGTTTCTTTCATGCAATTTATCTTTTGCATTTTATACCAGAATGGCTGATCACTTTGGTATGAACTGTTATTTCTAAATTCTTTTTTAACATCTGCAATATTTGCTTTAGTTCCAAGATATACAAGTTGCTCTGTCGAGACATAAGCCCAAAATATGGTGGCATCCATAAAATCTTTTTCAATAACCTTGCCATTTTCCATAACTTCAAAGCTGATATTTAAACTAGTTTCTTTCGTGATTCTTACTTTTTTAGGGTTGGCAACTTCTGTTAATTCTTCTATTGTCGCGCCTAACCCTTGCTTATTCAAAGTAAGTAAAGCTTGATAATCTTTTTCATTTTGCTGGTACCATCTAATTTCGCTTTCTTCTGGCAACGGCTGTTTAAGGCTTGCTAAATAATTAAGGGCTTGTTTTGCTAAAGTAGCTAATTTCATTTTTATCTCGCTTAAGATTAGGTTGCTGCGTTTTGATGTACCCATATTACCAAACCATGAAACACAGTCAACCTTTTTTTATTACTTTCTTAAATTAAATTACATTAGCTGGCTGGTGGTTTAGATCCCTCCGCTTACTGTATAACGCACCATCAACGACAATATAACCAGCAACAACCATTTTATTAATGGCTTGCTTTGTCGTTCCCTCTGCGTCAGCAAAGGCTTGTTGTGTACCATATTCACGCTTAATAAAATCTATTAATAATTCTGTTTGCATTTTTAAACCCCTTCACATTTAAAGTTTATAGCCCTGTGGTGTGTTTCAGATAATTTAGATAACATACCGCAATCATTACAGTTTGAATTTTTAACCTTTTCAGTCAAATCAAAGATAGAATCTTTTATATTCATTGTCTCTTGGCATTGGTTACTTTCACCCATTGCTATACTGCCATTTATATTTACAGACGGTGTGCAAAATTTCCCTGCCTTTTCTAGTTGCTGTATAGCATGGCTTATGTCGGGGATCATAGGGTGGTGAATAAAGCTTCTTAAATTAAAGCACCTCGGCCCCAAAACCTTGGCATTTATTTCGGTTATCTTCATATGCTTTCTGGCTCTGCCCTGTGGGAATATCTCCCCCCCTATTTCCCAACAAAACATAACGTTTTTATATTTCCGTTCAACATTACCAGCCCTGATCCTATTCAACCTTTTTGGGTAGTATCTTTTATCATTTGTTATTTGATATTGAACCTTTGGAAAATCACCAAAATATTTATCGCATAGCTCCTTATCTTCAATATAAGCACCATGAGAAATAACAGTTATGATCCCGCTAAAATTCAAAGTAGCAAAATTTAAAAACTTTATAAAATTTGGGTTATCTGTTGGCTCTCCACCAGATAAAAGCAACACCTTAGCCCCTAGTTTATTTGCCAATTTAACGGAGTTCATAAAGGTTGAAAACTCCATATGTTTACCCTTGGGCGTAGCATTAATAAAACAATGATTACACGCCATTTTACAGTGATCAGTTATTCTTAATAACATTTCTATTCCTCGACCGATAGCCAGTAAATAATATCTCTCAATAACAATCTTGAGCATTTGGTTATGTCTTTTTCTTCACCATCCAATGTCAAAACCTGTGTTTTTTTATTGTATGTGACCCAATGTTCGCATAGATAAGAAAATTCAATCATTAGTAACCCCCTACCTGCTTTTGCTGTCCAGAGCCTTTTACGCCTTTGTTATAGCTAATATCTGAACTATCCCTAACCCCTGCTGAACCATAACCAGCCCCATTGCTACGCCTGCTCGATGTTTCTGGTTCTTCATTATCTAACAAGAAAAAATCTTCGGCTTGTTTAATCTTTGTCGAAATAGACACTAAGCCAGTTGCTTGCCCTGTGCTGCTTATTTGAATTGGGGCATTTTGTTGCGCTTCTTTGTTCTGCTCAACAAATCTTTGACCAAAACCATAAACTAAACCCAATCTGTATGAATTTGCCTGTCTCGTTGTTAAACACTTTTGTTTTTTATAAGCTGCTGTTTTATTATTTATCTGGCGCATTATGACCTCATAAATATAAATACAAAGCTCTATATCACATTCTAAGCCCGTTAAATAATTAATACCTTTATCACCATTGCCACCCTGTCGATAAACATAATAAACCCCTATTGCGCGTGTTATATAACCCCAAAGATTCGCATCCGAAGAACTGAATTTTTGTTTTGTATGTTTTGTTTCAACTGTGACAATTACAGGCTTATTTAAATCAGTATGTTCAATCTGGTATTTCTGCATTAAGCCAATAGCTTTTGACATTGCGCTGGCTGCTTCATGCTCATTTGTTGCGCCCTCGGCAAGTGCCATTAATTTTTGGATTTTTTCTTTAATTTTATTCATTTTTATCTCGCTTAATATTATGAATTTAACCATTCGTCATAAGTTTTTAACGGTTTACCTGTTGTGAAGTCAATTCCTTTCCCATCGTCAGCAAGTTCTAAATAAAGCTGATATTCTGTATCATTTGAACCTCTCGCTTTAGTTTGCCAAAATTCGTTATATTGTAATTTCATTTTTATCTCGCTTAATTTTATTTAGCGTTTCTCTTTTTGATGTACTCATAGTATACCTTCACTTATTACTTGTAAACCTTTTTTTATTACTTTCTTTAAATTAATTATTATCACTATTTCATATGATAATTTATCACTATTTCAAATGATAAATTACAGGCAATAAAAAAGCCCGATTAAAGGCTTTTTTTAAGGCAGTGTAAGTTTGCTTTTTATTCTTCTAGCAACTCATTTATTTTATCGTCCAACTGGTTTAAAAAATAAATAATATGTGAGTTTGCCAACAACTGTTTATCATCAGGCAAGCTTCTATACTTCGCTTCTATTTCTTCCAATATACCTTCCAATTCTTCTTCGATATTATAAACCATAAGTAAAGCCCTTAAGATTAAAGCTACTTTTAAATATATACCTATTTTGAATTTATACGGTATGCAATCGCGCTCTGTGCGCTGTCTATCTTAAACCTAATATGTTTAGGCAATGATTTATATTCTTCAATAGATAGCGATTCAAGATTTAAATCATCATTAAATACCATTATCTCGGCACAATATAGACAAATTGTTAGATCCCCTGACGCTGGTTTTCCTTTATCACCTATACCTGTAAAACCATCCAACACCCTACCGCATTCAGTATTAGAGCATTTAGGCTCGTTTGATATTTTCCCATCTTCGCTTATTGTATTTTTCATTGTTTAAAGTCCTTTGTTATTTTATTATCTTCTAACCAACACGTTGATTTATATCTTAGTTCAAGGAATTTTTCATCATTTAAAAGTTTGTCCTTCATTTCTTGAAGCTTATTTAAAAAATCGCATGAATGTTTTGGGTAGGATTTGGCTGCTTTGCACATATTATCTATATCCGAACAAAGCAGGGTTAACAACATTTCATTTTTCATATTGATTTTCTTATAAACAAAAACAATATAATAATTATAGCTGTTACTTTTTATCTGGACCCTTTTCTATTCTTTGTTCCAGATGATCCACGCCTTTCATAATCCCCTCGATATATTTAGCTAATAATTTTCTTTGGTGCGGGAAATTTTGCGCCAACGCTGTTATCGCTACTGATGCGGTAACATCTAATGTTTCGGAATGTTGTAGCGTAGATGATTCAATTATAAACATAAGGATTTTATTTCGGTCTAACTGGCTCTGATCTCTTATTCTGTCGCATAAGAGCATAACACCAACCTTATCTAATTCCGTCATACCAGAACTTTCTAATAAATCATTTACTGAGCCGTAACAAGTTTCATGTGCCATTATATTTCCTTAACTAAAACATTACTGGTACTGGATAGCATAACACTCTAAAGTATTTAACAAGTGAATCGAATTCATCACCATTAAATAATAATGATAGATAATTCTCACCACCTTTAAACATTAAAGCAACCTGTGCAAAATCATCGTATTTCTCGACCCGTATACCAAATTCATCTAAAGCAAATTGTGTCGAGGTAAACTGTGAATGAATAAATAATAGCTTATTGTCAAAAACACTAAATATTATCGAGGCATCTATATTGTGTAACTTAAAACTTTTCTGGTGTTCAATGCTCACTTTTTTGCCCCTTTATTGCTGCGGGGATCACTTGATCATTTTCAAAGTTTTGGATTGTCTCCTTCATTAACTCTACGGCTGTCTCTCGGCTTATATTGCTAATATAATCGCATACACCAACATCACTATTAAATGGCGTTACATTAAGAAAGAACCCCATTTTTACGCCATATAGTTCTGTAAGGACACCATTTAAAAATTCGCCAAGTTCCCTGATCTGATCTTCTTGTTTAGCATTTGCCATATTAATTCCTTTATAGTTCGTCATGCCACCCACATTTGACACAGAATTTGTGATCAACATCACCCTGATTATGACTTTCAATTTTACATTTAGGACAAATTATTGATTTTGGTTTTTCGTTTAAAAATTCTTTTATGTCTAAATCTTCGATATAGCTAAAGCGTTTTAGTTTAACTTTCATATTGTGATCACTGGCTATAGATAACGCTAAAGCACCGAACTGCTTTATCCTTGTTCTATCAGCCCCGACTAATGGCATCATCATATCGCCCATTTGTGCTGCCATAATGCCCTCGTCACCGTCTTTATCAATAGCAAAAAACCCAAACAATTCTGTTACTTTGTACCCTTTTTCTTCGCTCATTTTTTATTACCTTTTTATTAGTGAACTGACTTCCCATTTCTTAAATCTTTCATAATATCTTTTTCAGTTTTACCGTGGACAATATAAAGCTCCCTTGGTTCTAAACCCAATTCTGAAAGGTTTATTTTTATTGGCATACCCCGCTTTAACCGTTTAATATTTTCATTACTTAACCCGAGCAAGATCCCGCCATTACCCAACTTTGCTTTTATCATTTTCGTTTTTCTCCATACGCTCTAAAATTATATGTAGATCTCTAATGTGTATTTGTTGTTTATTTATAGTTTCAAACATATCACAAAATATATTTTCGGTTGTTTCTGCAAGATGTTTAGATCTATTAAAAAGATCCTCGTTTCTTTTTTCGGCCCTATTCAATAACCACATATAAAAACCAGCGGCTAAATTTATTCCAAGCCCGAATGAATTAAGAGCTAATATAAAATTATCACCTGACTGATAGGCATTATTAGCAGCGTTCAAACATAACAAACTTAAAACAAGTGAAATTATAGTGGCATTATCTTTAATTAAAAACTTTTTCATTTAATCTTCGCTTTGGATTAAAATACAACTGAATATTTACATTAGCTGGATAATGCGGTTTATTCAACCGCATACATTAATTATTTTGCTCTAGCACTCGATACGTTGCCCCATATAGACAAAGTGTTATTTGGCTCGATACAGATCATAAAATCGTCTTTGAATTCTTCACCATTATGAAGAAATATAACGCTTATATACGCTGTGTTTTCCATTTGCTGTAAATTCTTAATGCCAGTAAAGTTGATCACTTCATGTTTACCAGCCCACCAGCAATTTAATGTATCTTGAATTATTTTATTAGTTAGACGTTCTATTAAAATGCTCATATTACCCTCGCTTAAAATTTCTTAACTATGATGTTGGTTAAATCCACATACCAACTTTGAAATAATTTTGATTCTGATGTTCTATTTGAATTATCCATGAATAATCTACGTTCAATTTTACTGAGGCAATGAACTAGTAAATGCTGTTCATCATCTTTTTTTAATAGTGCCTCCTGACAATGATCTAAAACTTCATTTAGATCCATTACTACCTGTGATTGCTGGTGGACTAATTCAAACATTCCGTCATTTGAGTATTCAACTATAGCTTTTTTAGCTGATTCAATACGCTTTTTAGCAATAATAATTGTATTCTCTAAATCTTTAATAAAATCTTGCATGGTGTCCATCTTGATCCCCTTAAATATAAGCTTTCATTTCTTGAACTAAACGTTTGGCAATTGATCTGGCAAGTTTCAGATCATACTTACCTAAATGCCTTGCTTTCATCGAACCCATTAGATCCCGCTGTGTCATTTTACCGCTTTCTGCCATTGCTTGAGTGATTTGTGATTCAGTCATTTTATTCTCGCTTATTTAAATTTATTTTGGGTATCTCTTTCTGATGGGTTCATATTATCACTTTATCATTTGAAGTCAACATAAAAGTATTACTTATTTTAAATTAACCTTACGCCATGAGTGCCAGTAGCAGGTTTTAAGATAGGGTATTCAGTAGTTATAAAGTAACCTGCGGCATCGAGGGGATCTTCTCTACCATCTTTTTCTGGTAAACCGTTTTTATCATATGCTTGCTGTTCTAATAGGCTGGTATAATGGGAGCATGTATTAGTATTAACTAAATAACGTCTATCGCCAAAGTCATTCAAAAACATAGAATTCATAGAATTAACTCTATCTTGAATAAATGGGTTTCTGTAATTGTGTTTAACGTTGAATCCAGCCAACCTAAGCATTTGTAAGTCTGTCTCGCTTGCGTTTGCTGAGTGCCTATTTTGGCTACTAGCATCGGGATATATAGTTATGGGATGCCCGTGAAATCTTTGCTTGATAATTAATATTATGGCCCTTGTATCAAAAGCATGATGTATCTCGTCCACGGCTATCGGGAAACCACGCTCTATAACGTGTATTACTGCCGCCATACGTTCAACGTTAAAATCCATTCCTATGTGTACTGGTTCATTTGGCTTTAGGGTTCTATTGCTGTGATTTAACATCCTATCAAAATTATAATAAACGCGACCTGATTTTAGGTTAACCCATAACCCCCTGAGATAAGCATCGAGCAACTGTGGCTCGTATGTTTCACGCATATTTTCAATATAATCATCGGGCAAGTTTGCTAAATTTTCGTATGTGGACGCTCTATAATAGCGGTATTTGAGACTTTGGGTTTTACCCCATCTTTCATAAGTAAAATTAAACCCTTCTGGTGTGGTAACGCTGGCGATCGTATTTTTAACAGGGCATTTTTGCCTATTACGGGCTACAATTTTATTCCAACATGCTTTTGCTTTTTCAAGTTTTAAGGTATCTATTTCATCAGTTATTGCGTGTGCGTGTTCATAGCCTATTATTCTATCGGGATTATCCATGTTCCTAAATATTATTGATCCCGCGCCCCTTATTTTTATAACGTGATTTTGTTTATTCAAGTCATAAGGCAACCCATATAATTCTAATAGCTCAACAAATCTCGGATAGCCGATCTGATTTACCAGATCATAAGTCGGCAAGTAATAGCCAATATTCTGATTAGGACATTTTAATTTAAGTATTAAAGCCCTTAATGTTCCCGCCCATGTTTTACCGCTACCATAGCCACCAACAAACAAAGGAAACGTAGCCAGTGAATTGATAAAGCTTGCCTGTGACATAGACGGCAGTATTTGAATTGCCATAGCTTTTACTCGTCAATATCAGTTTTCTTTTCTTGATATTCTTCTTCGGTTTCTGGCACAAATCCCACTGGCATAATCACCTGTATTTCTGGTAACTGTGAAACCTCAATTTTCGACTCGACTTTATCAAGCCAATTGAATCTATTTTTCATATTAAAGATCCAAGTAGCCGCATTTATATCCTCTTTTCCTGCTGCGCCAAGCCTACCAAGTACAGTCCACCATGCTTCGGAATACGTTAAACCTCTTTTATAGGAGTCCGAAAATTCCTTATGTTCCTTTCGCCAATTATAAAAAGTATCTTTACAAATACCCAACTGAACGCAAACCTCGGCAACACTTTCGCCATTAATAAACATATACGGCAAGATCTTAGCGATATGCTTTGTGTACTTTGTAGGTCTACCCACTTTTATGCCCCGCTGCTCCATAGTAGCAAGGCGATTTTTCGATAATGTTATACTCATAAAATGATAATTTGAAAAAATGAAAAGTAAGATAAGTATAGACAATTAAAATTTTGGGCATAAAAAAGCCCCGTTAGGGGCTTAGTAAGGACAAGGAAAATCTGTATTACATTTCTTCGACTTCTGAAAAACATTCTGTGCAAGTTGTTATGGTTATATTATCTCGATTCATACGAGCGATCATTTGGCTATCACTTAGATCCTCGTCTTGAATATCTTCATTCATCCACGGCTCTTGCTTTGTTTCAATAGTATGCTCGGTTTCCACCTTACAAGTCTCGCATAAAATCTTCATAAGTGTCCTTTAATGATTTACATTCATAACGCTGTGTTACATTCATAATTTGGCATCTATCAAAACCAAACTTTAAACATTTAATTTTTGGTATACCTAATCGAACACCGGAGAAATTGCCCCATGTTTTACAGACTTCGTTTGCTTTCATCTGTGAAAGTGCATGGTATTTCTCTATTGATTCACTTGATCGAATATCATAATTAACACTTACCAAGCTTTTATTTGGTTTAATAGGATCTTTCTTTTCTATATTAGCCGCACAACCTAATATTAATACACCTGTTGCTAAAACTAATATTAAAAGTTTCACCTTTAAACCCCTTCATTTTTTCAAATTATCAATTGGTTAAATTAATTATATTGAGTGTTTAGGTATAGAATTAAAACTTAAAAATTACAATATTTTTAATTATTCGCATTGGTATTCTTGAGTTACAACATGCTCGGTACACCCGTATTGTACGCTAAAGACATTGCATTTTTTATTAACAAACTCAAAAGCCACGGCTGATTGGTAACCCCAATTTTTACAACGTGCCACGGCTTTTTTAAGCCCCTGTGCTGCGTCTGTTTTGGGTGCCTCCATATAGCCATATGTATAAGACATTTTAACGATACCATCAGATTTTGAGCCGCCAGAACCAGCCCAATTTTTTTGAACCGCACAACCAGATAATGCCAATACTGCGATTGTGCTTAATATTACTTTTTTCATTTTCTAACCCTTTTTGTTTAATGTTGATTTATCTTCGTTTTTAATTTAATCATTTTTTTAAAATCTAAATGGTTTTTTAAAGCTCCCCTATGCGTTTCTGACCGTATTATATAACCATCAAGATCATTATCTAGCTTACTAAAGATAATCGTTTCAAACATACCACCTATATGCTCTAAGCCTAAAAAAACAGTGCTTACATGGTAATTTGGTAAATGTGTTTGCCTTATATACCTGTTGTAACAATTAAATGATTCAGTCCACTCTATTAATGAACAAGGCTTAGGTTTTCTATGTCTAAGCCTATAATGCTGGTATGGTCTCATTGAATTAAACTTAGCTTGTGCTTGTCTTTCATAGATAGGGTTAAGATCCCCGTTACAAGCTCACGCATGGATGTATCGTTATTAGTACAAAATTGCTTTAACTCTTTTCTTAACTTCGATGGGATTTCGATATTAAGCCTTACAAGATCTTGAGTTTGAAGATCTGTAGCTTTACTTTTGTGATCTCTATTTGATGGTAATTTAACAGCCATTATTTAAGCTCCAATAAAATTTCTGTGGTTAATCGTTCTATCTCTGACATTGCCTTTTTATCTTCGCTATGTATTACAGTTCGCCCCTCTCCGAATGTATCTCTATATGAAACCCTAACATCAATGATAGTTTCAAATCGTTCTGCGCCAATCTCAATCAATGCATATTCGACTTTTTCAGTTAGTTTTGCGCCTTGAATATTACTATTCATAATGATTTTAGATTTTAATTTCCCGCCTTTTGATTCTTCACTTCGCTGGACTAGATCAACCATTTCCCTTGTTGACCATACATCAGTGGGTGAAGTAACAATCGGCATACAAATTAGGTCGGCACATCGAATAATTCTAGCCATGAAATTGTCAACGTCAGGGCGTGAATCAATAACGATATAATCATACTCGTTGTATTCTTTGCGCTTCAATTCAACATCAATTTCGCCCCTTGGAAATTCCATAATATCAAAGTCGCAGTAATCAGGATCTTTAACATCGTACCAATCTGCGCCCGAGTGCTGAGTATCGGCATCCACCAGCAAAACCTTTTTATTTCTCATTGTTAAACATGCCGCAACATTTACTGCTATTGTGGTTTTACCTGCGCCACCCTTTTGATTCGCCATTGCTATAATTTCTGGTATTGACATTTTTTTATCTCCGCTGATTTTCAAAGTTTCATTTTATCAAATGAGTTTAGTAAATAATAGTTATTTGTTCTAGTTTATGGCTGATGCTATTTTTTTAACTTGATTCACATTCAATTAGATAAACCGCATCAACCATTTCTGTAATTCTGAGTAACACATCACTCGTCTGAACTGTGGTATCTTCACTAAACTTTGAACTTCTCAAATAAGAAGTAAGTAGACTAATTTGGTCGTGGTATTCTCTTAACATCAATTCTTGCATTTTAACTCTGTCGCGTAACAGCATTTTATATTCTCCCAATTAAATCAACATAAGCAATTTGCTTCATTTTTATATTTTTAGCGCCAAATTCCTGAGCGAAAAAATGGGTATCACCTCCACCCCTGCG